CTTAATTATTAATGATACCGGCTAATTTACGAAGGTTAATAATCTCAGCGTCACTTTCAGAATTCTGCGCGTGAGCTTTGTTACCCGTAATCTCGCTAGTGCGAGCTTCGTTTAGTTGTTTATTTTGTGACTTATGAGCACTACCGGTTGATTCATTGAGAACCGTTGGTAGGTACTTGTTAAATGCTGCTTCAAGTTTGTTAGTAGCAACAGATTCAAGTAGATTGTTCATTAGGTCACGCTTATCTTTGGCTAATGGGCTTAATAGAGCAGAAAGTTTTTCATTACGAGAAGTCGCTTCTGCGATTCTACGTGCTTTCTTCTCAGCAGCTTCAATTAGCTTTTCTTTTTCAGAAATAGCTTTGCGTGATTCTTCAAGTTGTTCTTTCACACTTAGCAATTCCTGTGATAGTTTAGAAACTTGAGTGCCTTCAGCTAGGTGAGAACCCATGAATTCAGCAGCGAATGTTTCAAAGATCTTACGACCAAACATATTTTCTTTCGCTGTTTGAATGTCTTCCTTCAGCATACCCAACTCGCTAGATAATGTAGATTCTACAATATTAGCTAGTTTAGCACTTGCTTTAGAAATGAATTCTTTCTTCGCCTCGGCAATCATTTTCTTTCCTTCCTTAACAAGACGTACTTTTTCAGCAAGTAGTTCTTGTTTGTCTTGGTGGAATTCGTTAAGTTCAGTAGCTAGTTGCTCCATCACGAATCCTTCAAGTTTCTCAAAATTTGATTCTTGAAGTTTGCGATCATCTCGCAATTCATTGATTTCACCCTTTAGTGATTCCATCACAAAGCTATCTAGAAGTTTAGCATGTTCAGCAATTTGCTTTTCATACTTGATTTTTGATTCTACAACAGCGCGTTTGTCTGCCGCAAATTCTTCTAGCTCAGCACGAATAGTATCGCCTAGCATTGCATCTAGAGCTTCTACCATTTGTGCCTTGTCACTTTCGTAACGATTCGCGAATTCTTCGCGGAGTTCCGCTGTGATTTCCTCACGTGCCTCAGATAGTTTTGCTTCCCACGCTTCTGAAAGCGTAGTGCGTACTTCCTCTGATAACACTTCTGAACTTAGGAGTTGTTCGATTGCATGAGCCATTATTTTCTCCTAATGTCTAGGTTGTTAATAAGTTTAAGTACCTCTTCTTGTAGGTACTTCTCAGCTTTTTTGTCATGGTTGACTGCATTTGCTACATCCATAAGAATGTTAGCTCTATTGCCACGCATGATTTGCTCGTATAGCGGGTCTGGAAATGCATCCGGAGCACTTGGGTTTGCTACGATATCCACGGTGATTATTTCAAAATCACTGACATAACCTCTGTCATCCACATTACCCGAACCGCGTGAACTTACGCCGATTTTACACCCACTCTCTATAAGGGTTTTACAAATATTTCCCATTGGAGTAGGTAGAATTTTAAGTTTGCCATAACCATCCGAACCGTTCATCCACATGTTTTCAATAACATGAGATACACGGTCTAGATTGATGTTTAAATCATCTGGATGGTCGGCTTCGCCTAATACTGATACACCAGACTGTATTCTATCCTGTATAGACTTGACTGCTTTACCAATCTCGTTTACAGGATAGATACGCTGGTTTTGATTGCGCTTATCACCTTGAACAAAAATACCTTCCATGAACAGGTTCTTGTTACCGTTTTCGTCTTTCGCTTCGGTAACAAGTTGTGCCTGACTGAATGTAAGTTGCTCTCTTAGTGTACGCATAATTATTTCTTAGTGCCTGGGGCTTTGTTAATCATAGAGTCAGTTTTTGGTTTTTCAGGTTTAGCACCTTTCTTCTCTACGCCATGTCCTTTAGACATTTTTTCAAGTTTAGCACCTTCGCCTGGGTGTTTAAAGCCAGTCATTTGCTTAGGAGCTTTTACTTTGCCGCCAGCTTCTTTCTTACCGCCGCCTGCTGGTAATAGGTCACCGCCCATTGCCGCTGGTTTTTGGATTGCTGGAGATGCTTTACCATCTTCGCCGTTTGGCATATCTACTGGATGAATTGCGTTTTCTTTGCCAACTTTTTTAAGTTCAGCAGCTTCGTCTAGCTCTTCAACTTCTTCGTCTAGCTCTTCATCAGCATCTTCAAAAGTGAATTCTTCTTCAACTTCTTCTTCGTCTTCAAAGTCTTCGCCTTCTTCTTCGCCGCCGAATTCCATTTCCATGCCTTCTTCGCCTTCGTCTTCAGCTTCTTCTTCGCCCATTAGTTTAGCGAATTCAGCTTTAAGGTCAGCTAGAGCATCTTCAACAGAAACCATTTTGTCTTCAAGCTCAGAATGTTCTGATTCGTGGTCGTCTAACTCGCCATCAGCATCAAAGTCCATTTCGTCACCAGCTAGCTCCATATCAGCTTCTGGTTCCATCATGTCATCTTCATCTTCTTCTGCTTCAACAAAAGCTTCTTCTGTATCAATTTCATCTTCATCGTCTTCAAGGTCATCTTCAAAACCTTCATCTAGGTCTTCAATTTCCTCTTCAGCCAATTCATCTTGCTCAACAAGGTCTGTCCAGATCTCGCGAGCTTTTTCAACAAAAGCCTCATGTAGTAGGTCTGAAGCTTTTGCTTCTTCACCATTTACTAGAGACTCAATAATTTTTGTATAACGGTCTTGAGCACTCATTTGTAAATCTCCTTTTCTATAGATAGGTTATAACACTTATATTTAATGTGTTTTGGTTGTAAGTAAGACAAAACGCGGTTAAAACCGCGTTTTTTGAGAAAAAATCATTTAAAATACGATTATAGTAGTATTTATTCGCCCTGTGCCTGCGCATACATATCGCGCCAATTTTCCGCTTCAGTAGCATGTTCAGCCTCAGCAGCCGCTCTGCGCTTACGCATTTTATTCAAATGTTTCAATGTCAAACGGGGACGGCGGGTATCATCAATCTCCCACTTGCCGTATTCGTCATCTTTTGCGCTTCTTTCTACTTCATTAAATCTCATTTTCTTCTCCACCTTCTGCCCCGCTAATAGGACTATCAAAGTCTTGTGCCGCTTGGTCATCCATAGCCGCCGCATCATCGCCAAACTCATCATCCACTTCTGTTGGCTCAAAATTATCTATATCACCAGCACGAAGTCCTAGAGCATCCATTTCACCCTTGGCATCTTGTTCTGGAGCCGAATCATCACGATTCTCTTCACGCCACATAGCTTCGTTCTCTGTAATCTCATCTTCAGTAAGACCAAGATACTTCTTAAGAGCGAATCGGCGTGAAAGATACGGAACACCTTCAAGTTGTCCGAACAATCCAGCACGAGCCGCATCCAACTCAATATCACGATATTGACTGAACGATTGTGGCTCACCAAACTGTAGATCGTACATGCCAGCAGGAATTTCAATGCCGCGATTTTTAAGGAATAGTTTGAATTCTTTGTCTAGAGCAGGTAGCATGATTTGCTGTAGTCGTTCACAGTATTTTGAGAATCGGAATTCTTGAATCAATGCTGTGCCAACACGGCCATCATTGTATGGAGCAGTGCCGTCTTCTGGGCCAGTAGGCAAGTATGAGCTAGGAACACGAAGACCACGCATCAACTTGTTATTAAAGTATTTTAAGTCATCAATCTCGCCTAGGTTATCACCACCCTGTAGTACTTCTACTTTAGAGCCACGACCTTCAGCAGTTTGGGCAAAGAAGTAATCTTCCATGATAGATAGCGGATTGTATGCAGCATCCATTACATTTGTACCACCGCCTGTGCGGTTAGGAATACGTGTTTGGTGTACTTCGTTTTTAACTCGTTCTACGAATGACATTGCTTTGTGCGCTGGCATGTTACCTACATCAATGTAGAATACACGGCGTTCTGGCGCTCGTTGTACACGATAGATAATAATTGAGTCTTCTAATAGCTCTTTTTGTTTGTATACTTTGAAGATGTTTTCTAGTATAGAAGAACCAAAAGGCCAGCCAATGTTCATGCCGTCAGTTAGGGCAATATGAACAACATTACTTGCATCAACAGCGAATTCTTCATTGCTATTAGCACCAGTACCTTGCCAGTTGCCGGTTGTTCCAGGATTAGCAGTGTAACCTGCTTGTGTTTGAATACCAGCATTTTGAATTTTACGAGTATCAGTTGCTACCAAATCTTGCATATTCAACTGTAAATTTTTTATAATATACTGGTCAATTTCTTTACCGTTTGACTCATTTACAACTGCTTTAGTTACATCTGCCGGATTAACCCAAATAAGTTTCCATGTCTCAGGGTCACGAATAAAGAACTGGTCACCGTATTTAATAGTTGAACGATATAAATTGAATGCGCGGCGCTCCCAATCATTGATGTTACACCACTGCTTCAGAGAAGTTTCAATTGCTCGTACCTCTGATTCAGTCATTTCTGTTTTATAATTTATACGGAAAGGCAGCAATGTCTCTGTATCTGGCTGTGTGCCGAATTCAGCAATAGTGTCTAGTGCCGCATTTACCTCACTATCCATGTCCATTTGGTCGTACTGAACATAACGCTCAATACGGTTAGGCTGCCCAGAATATACCTCTGGTAGCCAAGACTGCCATCTATTTGTTTTCGCTCTAGGCGCATCTGAGCCATCATAGCGGGTGAAGTGCTTTTTCCAAGACATTTTATTTCCTGTAGTAATCTAATATAGTCTTATTTATATCATTATAAATTCTATCATTCGGCTTGAAGTTTTTTGAATTCGCCGACAATACTTTCCATCTCACTGAGTAATTTTAACATAGTTTCTTTGCCAAGTAAAGCTTCTTTTATATCACGAATGTCTATGTTATTATCGTTATTTGTATCTCCTACATCATATTCATCGTACATATCATCCAGACGCACTTTGAACTGATTCAACACTTGACCAGATACCGGATTATCACTATCAGAACGAATTGATTGTACGATACCAGCAGCCGTAATAAACGCATCAGCTATTTTTTCTTCATTTGTAACAAGCTCAACTTTCGTTCTGGATGTAGTTTGTATAGGTTCTGGCTTCTCTGTTTCCCTTGGTGTTTTCACCTGAAGATTTTCGTTTGCTACTCTATCGTTGATAGATGATACCTCTTCAGTTTTAACAGAAGGACGTGTCTGAATGGCTGGTTCAGCTATTTCGTGCTCTACATTAACAGGCCCAGAATCAACATCATGTTCAACATTATGATTCACATTTATTGTAGCTGGAGATGGTGCAGGAAGTATTTCATGTTCAACCTTTACATCGTCTGGTTGTTCCATCTCAAGATTAACAGTTGTTTCTAAATATTTCGTATGAACAGGGTCTGGTATCTCAACAATAGTCGGTTGAACATTTCTATCTACTGATTCTGGTACTACTGGAACAGATTCTTTTGGTTCAATTCTGGAGTCGGTGTTTTCTCGTATCTCAACAGTAGTTTTTGGAACAATCTCTGGATTTTCAAGTTCATTCGTGACAACTACTCTAGGTGGTTCAATATTATTATCATCAAATCCTCGTATATCAACAATAGTAGGTTGTTGTACATCAGTGTCGGAATTTGTTACATCGTTGTATTCTACTTGAACAGGTTCAGTCAGTGTATTGTTTCTTTCATCAGTAACTTCTATTTTTTCGCCTGGTTTTAATTCATGTTGTACAGTCGGCAATAAAACCTCAGGCTTAACAGCCAAGTCATATTCTTGCTTGGATACTTCTACCTCTTTACCATCTACTATTTTAGCATACTTACTGAAATCTCTCAGACCAATCATGCCAGCTTCTTTGAGTTTTTCTATGCCATATTGTTGTACAACAGCCGCCCTAGCTTCTTGTGTCGTTTTGCCTTCAGATTTCAATTTCTCTATTTGAGCATTCAATTCTTCCGCAAATGCGTCATCTTCTATTTCCTGAGTGTTGAAATTTCTATAATAAGGCTCAGTAATATAACTAGCGTTAGTATCCACTCGCGGCCGCATAGGATTCAACCCTTCGGAGGCTGGCAAGAACACATCATTCCACCAACTATCCATAGAAGGGTCAAGTGAATTTATATCCAATTCATTTGTAGGCGGTGCGGTTACGTCATCACCAGTTCCATTCACAGCTTTTTTGACCCAATCGGTCGCTTTCTGCATTATATCTGTGAATTCCTTCACTGTCTCGGAAGACGACTGTAAATCCAGTGTTATTGCTTCTTGTGCTTGTATGAAAGTAGTAGTCATGTTGTTCATAGAAACAACAGATTGTCCAGCTATTTCAGACAACTCGCCGGTTCTCTTGACATACTCATAAAATCCACCAGCTTCATTGATTTTTTCACCTACATCTTTGGTTCTGTTTCTTATTTCGTTTTCAGCAACAGATAATGTCCATGCCAACTCTGCCAACTCACTCGTGTTGCCAGATAACTTAGCAAATTGGTCCGCTTGCTCAGCAAATCTACCTGCATTGAAAAATTCAGTCATTTCTTCAAATGCTACTTCTTCGCCTTTGCCTACCCTATTCAACAAGTCAGATAAACCCGATTGACGAACCAGTTGTTGTAGTGCTGGATTGTTAGATAGTTGATGCTCTATGTTGAATAGACTAGGATTATCCGCATGAACCGCTATGCCTTCAATCATCGCCTTTTGAAGCTGGTCAAACAACGGCTTAGCTCCTGACTCGCCTGACATTTCAGCAAATAAACCTAAAGCGTTTAATGTTTCATTTACTCGTGTGGCAACATCTCCGTGTCCGGATTTTTCTAAATCTGTTAATGCCGAACCACGCATTACATCATTCATGCCGTCTAACATACTCTTCAGAACAGCACTACGATTCATACCAGTCAAACTGGCATACGCTGTAGTTTCCAACATCAATTTGTTAAAGCTTTCGTTTAGAGCATTTTTATTAGATTCAATGTCACCATTGATTCTTCCTTGACGCACTTGCGTTTCAATGTATTGGGCATAAACATTCATCAATTCATCATGTGATAACCCATAGTCGCCAAATTTATCTGACAGTTTGAGTATGCCTTCGTCACCACTTATTAAGTCCGCAAATACTTTAGTACCATCTGACACGCCTTTTGATAATCCAGCGATACCAAATCCATATTGTGTAACTACATTAGTTAATTGAGCATATGTTATACCATTTTGCTGAACTTGAGTATATAAATCGTTGAATGCGCCTGAAGTATCAAAGAATATGACACCACTATCAATCATAGATTGCTGGGCTTCAGCAAATTGCTCCATTTTAGCGGCATTCCAACCTACCCAGGTCATAAATGTACCAGCTGCCGCAACACCTACATCGCCTAGCATAGATGCTTTATCGCCGAATTTACTAGCCCATTTAGAGCCTTTTAGGAATTCGGATGTGACGCCTCCGGCACCCTCAGCAAGAGCACCCATAGCATTTGTCATACCTGTTAAGGGACGAGAAGTATCGTTTAAAGCGCCAGCTATTTTAGAACCAGAAGACCTTAACTTATCAGTGATTGCTTTACTTTTTTCTTTCTCTTTTTTAGCCGCGTCTCGGATAGCGCCATCTAAATTAGCTAACGCATCTTGAAACTCTTCAGAATCTAAATCAAGTGACCTAATGGCATTTTCTACCATTTCGTGATTAGTACTATTTTTTCTTGCCTCTATCAACAACTGTTGTAAAGTACTTTCCGAAGCCCACGCTGGTATCGCAATAGTTGAACCGTCTGGTAATCGTATGTTATTTGTTGCCATTTACACTGTCCTCTGATATGCTGCCGCATTGGCACGGTGAAGTGTCGTGCCTATATTTCGCATTCTGCGATTTATTTCATTATCCAACGCATTTGATTTTTTCAAATATTCCGTTATGTCTGCAACTGAGTCTGTTTCAGGTTTCTCAGAATTTCGCTTTTCTTCTTCAATTTCTTGCCCGGTGGCAGACTGTGGATACTGCGAAGTGTCATAAACCGAAGGAATTGCCTTTCCACTAGGAGAAGAAAACGCAGGAGGCATTGCCGCCGGATTTCCATATGTTGTATCACCAAACTCACTCGGAGTCGGCGGTGTATTAGCTTTGATTAATTCCCCTAGTGCATCATTTAATACATCCGATGCTTCATATGCCAACCGGTCAATATTCTCATTGGCCATCTCATCTTGACCTAAACCAAATCTATTGTTAATTTCTTCCTCAGTCAAATACTCACCTTCGTATTCCCAGCGTTGCTCTGCCGTCGGCTGAGGTGTTGTTTTTACTTTAGGTTGCGATTTTTCTTCTTGATGAGAATCATAGTCTTCATTTATACCTTTAGCGAAATTTACAGCAAGATTGTCTTCACTGTAGGTTGAAGGAATATCAACCTCTACAGTGCTTGACAAATCAGGCATAGTCTCTTCAGATTGCTCTACTAACTGTTCTTCACTGCGTTTTATACTCGCTTCGGCATTTTTCGCCTCCATTCGGCGCAGTGATGCTAACTCGGTTTCAAATGCTTTTATCACTCTCTTGTTAGGGTTTTCGTATGCCTTGTTTCTACGAATACTTTCCTCTACCGCCTGTATCCTTGCTTCCAGTGTCAAGTCTTTGTACGGTATATGAGGCGTTGGCTCAGAAGATGGCTCAACTATTTGTCTCTCTAATTCACTTTCCACTTGCTCTTTAATGTCAGGCACAGATGCCTGTGAAGGAATAGGAGTCTCTGTTTTATCTTCTTTTTGGTCGGTCGTGCGAATATCCTGTGAAGTTTTAGTCTCGTGTTCATCTAATGCCTCTATGACCTGTCCTTTTACATCAACAACAGGCACATCCGAAGGCTTATTCTCAGTCAATACATCTTCTACTTGCTCTTTTACATCAACAACAGGTGGCGCGGACAACTTGTCTTTTGTCAATACATCTTCTACTTGCTCTTTGATATCGGGCACAGATTTTTTCTGAGGTTTTGGCTGCTCCGATTTATTTGCTAATTGATTCTTAGCGTCAATCAATGCCTTTCTATACGCATCAATACTAATATTAGCAGAGTTTTGACCATCACCTTCATAGTATGATTCTCCCGCACGAACTCTACGATTTCTTCCTGCCATATCATATGGCACAGGCAATGCTGCCCATTCCATAGCTCCAGCAGTCATTGCTTCCTCCACGGAAACTTCACGACCGTTGTATGGCGTACCTTTTAGGAAAGCAGACAGCATAGGACGTTTAACACCACCCAATAAGAACCAATCAGTTGCCATCTTATCCTGCATTTCAGCATTAAAGATAGCATCTTTATCGTATCCTCCTCGTTCAACTGCTTCCTTGAATGTTGAAGGTATCATTTGATACTTGCCTACCGCACCTAACCTTTCGCTGCGACTCGCTTCATTTTGCCAGTACATCACCTCGGCAATAGTCATCTCAGTTAGCTTTTTACCGCCCCTACTTGTATCTAAATCCGAACCAGTAGGATTATTACTCGCATCATAACTGCCACTCGCTTCGCCTTTGCCAATTAACGACAACAAATTTGTTAGAGGAACTTCGGCATTGGTCATGGTAGTAGGCACTAACTTTTTACTATCCATGGTAACGAATACTTTTCCATCTGCGGTAGTATTAACAGTCTCGCCTTTTTTAACATTCATTATAGACTTTGAACCGTCTGGATTTTTCACTACTACAGTTTTGCCATCATCGCCCAACGATATTTTGCGATTGGCACTAAATTCTAAATCTTGTTGAGCCGATACCTGTCTTTCTGACAAAATTCGGTCTATACGTTTTTGTGCTACTCGTTTTTTCGCATTTGATGATGTAGGTCTATCTAATATCTCTTGATATCGTTTCATATCATCAAGAGCCTGGCGGTCGGCTTCTTGTTTTTTTAGCATATTTGCTAATTGCTCTTCAGCCGCTTCTTTTGGGTCTAATGTACCACTTGGCAACATAGTAGTAATAGCAGAAACACTTAATCCTAGTGATGATTCAAATATCTCAAGGAATGCCTGAAGATTTCTATGTTTAGGAATAATCGCAGAATACATATTTCTCAATGATATTCTGGCTCCATCTATAACCTCAATTGCGTCATCCGCTGTGTCGGCTAGGGTGCCGACATTCAAAAGGTCATCCTTTAATTCATCATATGATTTTTTGCTTAATAACTTGACAGTGTTCTTTGCCTGCGCTAAGTTTTCATTGAATGTTGTAAAATATTCATTACCACGAGCATCAGCAAAATCCTGATTGGCGAGTGTTTTTGCCGCATCACCGAATCGTCGGAGCATATACATTGAATCAGTTGCCGCCGAATCAGCGTCAGTAATTACTGCCTGCATTGCCGTTAGAATCATTTCTTGCGTTTCCATAGGGAATGCTGATAATTGCGTAGCTAATTCTTCTCCTATGTCGTTCTTTATATCGGTATCAAAACGTGTATTCTGAATGCCTCGTTTCGTTGCATCCATTATCAATTCTTGTAATCCTGGTCCAAGCATTTTAGCAGCCATTGCCAAGTTTCCGTATGCTTCATTAACCATTGCCGGGCCAGCTTCGCCATACATTTTTTGAAACTCTTCTTGGTTAATTCTCATTGCGGTGACAATATCAACATCTGTTTTGGCTTGCTCACGTTCTGCCAATAACTCGCTTCGTTTGTCACCAGTGACATTGGCAAGCATGGTCGCTATTTCAGTAGACGTTGTAAATGCCTCAGCAATTCTTTTCTGTGTTTGTTGATTCAGTGAATCCAAGTCACTGATATCATATAACATCTTGGCTTCTTCTGCCAATCTCGTGGAAAATTCTCCGACAGAATAACCCAGCCGATTTATTGCTTCTGGCCCATCTTTAAGTGCATGTACGAATTTAGTAAATTGAAGTTGAGCATCGTATGTGTTGCCGCCAGACATGTTAGTGAATGCATACATACTATCGCCCATAGCACCATATAACTCCTGGAGACTCATACCTAATCCAGCGGCGTTGTCTTTTAATAAATTGAAGTCATCCAGATTATCGCTCAGAGCGCCCATATCAATAGAAGCTCGCATCTCAGCATCATATGATGAAATTGCTTTACCAACTAAAGCGCCTGCCGCAGCTAATTTACCAGCAGTGCTTCCTAATAAATCCGCTGCGCCGCCGGTGAGTTTTAGTAACCCTTTAGCAAATGGATTTTTTATAAGTTTGCTGCCAGATTTTAGAATATCCTCTGACGCATCACCCAAAACCTCTGAAGCTTTAGCAACGGTATCCATTAACTCAGCAGTACCAGCGATAGGGTCTATATCACGAGTGAGTGTTCCCATTGTACTTTTAGCAGTATCGCCAACTTTGGATACATAACTACTTAATGACCGTTGTAAAGAATCCATCTTATCAGTTGAATCGGATAATTCTTCAAAATCTCTTTTTATCCGACGCAATTCCCGCAGTACAACTTGCTCATCATTGGTAATCGCCATGATGATAGCTTTGAGGGTTGAGTCCGAAGCCCATGGATATTGTTGAAATATATTATCTACTGATTGTTGGTCCAAAATTAACTACCCACTTAATGTATAAATACAATACACGCATTTACATGTTCTTGTATTTATTCGGAGAAAACCATGAGTACTAATCCCTTAATAGCGGCTTATAGGAAGCCGGCCCTTTATATTTCCTTGCCATCAGGAGGGAGATTTTATAATCCAAAGCCAACACTGAGTATAGACGGTGAATTAGCCATCTATCCAATGACTGCTAGGGATGAGTTGATAACAAAAACTCCAGATGCTCTATACAATGGCGAAGCGACACGAGCACTAATAAAAAGTTGTTGTCCTGACATACAGGACGCTGACCAAGTTCCGATGAGCGACCTCATTGTTATTTTGCTTGCTATTCGTACTGCGAGTTACGGAAATGAGTTAGACATAGATGTTAAATGTCCATCATGCCAGAGTATGAATATGCTCACGGTTGATAGTCCAACAATACTAGCGTCTGCAAAATCTGTCACAGCAGAAACAAGTGTGGAATTAAGCCAAGGGTTCATAGTAGATATCAAGCCATTTAATCTTCATGACCGTACATTACTTCAACTTCAACAAGTAAAACAACAAAGATTGATTCAATCGTTAATGTCACAATCTAATATGGAAGATGCCGAGAGAAATGAAATTTTTGGCAAGACTTTTGTTGAGATTGCTGAATTGACAGTTGATTTGGTTGCTAACTGTGTAGCAGGTGTAACTATTCCTGACAGCGAAGTAATTACTGACCAAGATATGATTCACGAATGGTTAAAATCTATATCTCGTGAAGATTATGAAAAGATTCGTGACCGAGTAGAAGAATTGGGACAAAGTGGCATTAATAATAATATGAAGGCTCGTTGCCAAGAATGCGGACATGAATGGACAACAGAAGTTGAGCTAGATATGTCAAATTTTTTCGCAGGCTGATAGCTACATGTCGGCCGGAAGAAATAGACGATATAGTTGAAAGATATACAAAGGAACTCAAAAACGCTGAAGCAGGTTATTTAGATATTATTCTACATAGTAACGGAGCATTGAGTTATGAGGATATAATGCGAATGCCTGTTAATAGTGTAGCATTATATGTAGAACGTATCAATCTTTTAAACGAAAAACGTGCCGAAGCCGCTAAGAAAAGTAGAAGACGTTAAACGTTACCTGTAATCATTTTATAATACTTCTCGGGCCAGCTATCATAATATCTTGTCTTATGTAGTTGGCCTCTTTTTTCTACAATATCATCACGCAACTGTATAAAAACACAGCCAGTGAAGTTTTGAGCAAATAATCCTGATTCTGGCGTACTAATGAAGTATAACAAGTCGGGATGCTCCTCATGTAACTCTTCAATCACATCATGTACTAAATCCAAATTACGCCCATCTATCCACGCAATTCCTACTTCATACGTATCTTTTTGAAACTGGAGAAATATATCTCTCATGTCACCAGAACGAGCATCTAAGAACTGGAGTTTATTATCAAGTCGTGCTTTTCTCGCATAAGGACATACAGCAAAGCCATCTGCTTTTTTCGCTTCAATTTTTTCTTCAGACCACTTAAGAAAAGCAGTAGTAAATTCTTCAAAATTCATTCATTAGTTCCTAGGGATATTTTAGACACACGGATGCTTAAAGATTAATGTATCACTATTTAGTCGCAGTAAATTGTCCTATCGGACAAAACAACTCGCAATGGCATTGCTTCGTTGTTAATACGCTTACGCTTAAACACTCTTTTTATTCCTTTCCACTGATTCTTATATATTCCGTAACATATTTTTGTCACTCCTACATGTGTGTGTCTCTATTCTACCTTAGATACACTTAGCCTATGGCGGCCAAAATGTATCTAAGGTAGAATAGAACTCTACCTCTCCCAAAGGAGAAAATACATACGATTAGCAAACCTAACAGTTACGGAAGGGGAGGCGGTTGGGCTGTACCTCAATTACTTGCTGCTTTTACCAGCGCAGTCCATGTGTTCATAGCGAATCGTACCACATTGAACGGACTCCCGGTTGCAATAGTTCATCAGAGCCGGGTCTTTTTTCATTACATTACTGTAACTACTACCATTACGACAATAGAAAAGCGCTAACCAGTAGGGTCGTCTTTTAAGGCATCCTATCACGAAGATAGGGTAGTCTATTGAAGCAGATAACTAGAAAACCTGTTAGCTTACCATCTCACATCAGAATGGATTTCGCAACGGAATATATAACTGGCCCGTCAACCTTGAGTCTAGTTTGTAAGGGTTCTGTGAGTAGTCTTTAACCTTGCCGAGGTGTTCAAGTCTCGCATAACAAGGTGCTAGATAGCCGAGCCATACTGTTTCACAACAGTAATTTTGCGGAGCTTCTGTCTTAAAAATTCTAGATATTAGTAGATATTAGTAGATATTAGTTTTTTAGTTTGTGCCGTTTATTGCTAAGTTTTTTAAATTTTCTATATTGGTTGATATTTGTTTAAAATCTGACCAGAACGTTATAGTCCATGCGCCATACTTTTTTGATTCGTAGATAATATGTCTAGATGTTAGTAGATGTTGGTTGATATTAGTTGGGAAAGCAAGGTAAATACCCTTGCGATCAAATTTCATGAATAATAAGTCTATATCATTTTCGTCATGCGCATCAAGTGTTTGTTCCAACCACATTTCTAATACAGGAATGGCCTTATCCTGTAACAGATGATGGAATGGAAAATCCGCATAATTTTTACACTCACAATTGAAATACTTCCAATCGTCAGGAGGGATGATATCGCCCTTGAATGCTTTAATTTGGTTTTCAGTAAGAGTAGCTTTGCGGGAAGCATTAATACCTCCTACAAATGCGCCAGAGTGTGGAACCCGTTCAAAGTTGTCATTGTAAATTTCACCTAGAATTTTACAGACTTCTCTTTCAAATCCTTTTCCTTTGTTTTTACTCTTACTTGCCATTATCGTTTATTTTTTGTAGTATGTCAATACCTAATTTGCTGGTTTCGACCGAAATCTTTTCATCGTATTCAAATAAATCTGTCTGTGGGTCCTTTACTTGATATGGATGTGGACTCTCTTCTATATGTTTGGCCAACTGGTAAATGAGTAAATCATTCATTTCCCAGTCAGTCATATCATTATCTTTTTTATCAGGCATCAATAACTTCTATCTCAGTATTAAATGTAGTGAAGCCGTTTTCTTTTGTAACCTGTAGAACATTATTAACTCGTCCTACAAGTTCATCACGGTGTGAAATCAACAGAATATTCTTGTTGCGTTCACGCTCCATCTTTTTGAGAACACCCAATGCGTTCTCAACACCAATACTATCCATACCACTGTCAACCAATTCGTCAATACAAACGAGATTGATAGGATGATTCATACTTTCAAATACATCACGGAATGCCCAAGACAAACCAAGAATCAAGCGATTACGTTCACCGCGACTCAGGTTGTCAAAGTCAAGGTCTTGTCCCAACTGAGTGATAGTTACAGAAAGATCACTCTGGAACTGAACCTCATGTGGAAGACCTAGCTTCGTAATGTAATGTTCTAGGCGATTGTTCATAAACGCAAGATTCTGTTCAATGATACGTTTACGGACAAAACTGTCTTTGTTCGTTAGCAGTTTATACAAAAAGTTCTGGTGGTCTTGAATTTCAGTTAGACGATTGACCTCATCCCACGAAATATCTTGTAGACCAGTATCACGAAGACTTTGAATCTGTTCCTCATACGGGTCAGATTCTTCAATCTTAGATTCTAGTTGATGTTGTAGAGTAGCCAACTTAGTTTGGTGTTCATATGCCTCTTCAACTGTGTTGTATTCCAGTTTAGGACATTCACCTAATTCTCCAAGCGAATCAAGGGCTTCTCTGTACTCAACTAGCAAAGCAGTATCTTCGCTTAACTGTTGCTCACTTTCTGCTACCGCATCTGTCTTGGTGACTACAATCTTTTCATGTGCTTCGTCATGTAGGTCTTGGCCACATGCGTAACACTTGTGCTCTAGTGTAGCATCCAAGTCTGCTTTGGCTTTTGCCAAGCGTTTTTCTTCACGTTCAATGACAGTAACAAGTTTCGCAATCTCTGAGTTGAGAGTGTCCATTTGTGTTTTCTTATCATTAAACTCTTTATATAATTTATGCGATTTTAGCTCTTCATCTACATTTATGCGTTCTAAATGTACAATTTTGTTAGCTAGCTCATCAATGCTTTCTTGTTTCTTTTTAGCCCAAATCGCCTGTCGTCTTTCCATATCTTTGATACTTTTATCAATCGCCTCATTGGCAGTTTTAATGCCATCAATGCGATAAGTCTCTTCTTGGATACGGTCTTTAGACTCTTTGATTAGAGTCTTTAGTAGCTCAGCCTTTTCGGAAAGTTGTGTGATGCCTAGCAGTTGCTCAATAAGAGCACGAGCATCATTTGCTCGCATAGACAAGAAAGGCTCAGTGTATGTATTTAGTGCCACGATATGCTTGAACATTATGTGGGACATACCTAGTACTTTTTCAATAGCAATCTGTGAAAGTTTACCTTCACCTTGCATTTCATCAGTCACACCTTCCATGGAGTCAACACCGCCAACAAGGAACTTAAACACGTTAGGTTTACGTCCTCGTTCAATACGATACTCTACGCCATCCTTTTCAAAATCTACAGTGACCAGCATTTGTTTGTCATTGGTCTTGTTGATTAGGTTACCAACTTTGATATTGACCAATGCGTTACCGAACAATGCGTATGACAGAGCATTAACGATTGTTGTTTTGCCAGTACCGTTGCGACTACCATCACCGCCTAGGTCCATATTGTTCCCTAGGACGAGAGTCAGGCCAGCAGAGTCAAACTCTACGGCCTGTGTCACATTACCTACTGAAAGAAAGTTCTTTACTGTTATGTTCTTTATGTTAAGTGCCATTGTATGCCTTATCTATACGAAAAATATGTACTATTATACATGGAGTGTGTTGTATATGTCAATGAGTACTGCGGGTTTTATTGTTTCGCTTTCAATTGCGTTGAGTTGGTTGAGTACAATTTGGTCAACACTTTCAACGTGTAAACTTTCGTCCGCGTTCCATTCTTTAGCGTGTTCTTCTTTTTTGCTAGGTACCAACGCAATCTCGCGGAGGTTATATTGTTGTTGGAATGTTTCTTTGATGTAGTTAGCTTCTTCATATGTAATAGGGATATCAAGTGAAATACGACAATGTGTTTTTGGACCAAGATATTTGTCTGGGTCTTCTACCAGTTTGCTAATCTCAATTGTTTTGTAACTAGGTGCATCTGGCCAATTAACAAACTCTGGCTCACCTTCCCATTTAAAGAAAGTAATACCTCGTTCATCGTCCCACGCATCGGCATAGTTATGTGGAAAACAATTCCCTGTGTATACAACATTGCCTTTTATTTGTCGTTTATGAAAATGACCAGAGAATACTTTGTCTGCTTTACTTAGATGTTCTTCACGAAGTCCACCTCCATGGTCAGGCATTTGTACCATGGCATTCATATAGAAATGTGGTAACTCAAAGTGACCAAAAATATACTTCACATTCAATTTAGAAATCTTATGATGTTCATCTTCAACTAACCAAGGACAGATAGCGACATTATCTTTCACAAGAATATCATCATTGACGATAGTAATATTTGGATAGAGTTTGGCCATAGGCAACGAGTTGATTTCTCGTTTTTCGCGATAGTACAGGTCATGGTTACCCATAATCATATACACTTCGTCAAATGAGCTATTTAATAGCTCTAATGTTCTCATAGTATAGTTAAGTGTTGAGACATTGATGGTAGCACGGTGGTGATGCCAATCACCTAGGAATATCGCCTTTTTGATGTTTCTCTTTTTTGACTCTTCGACCATCCATTTCGTGAAATCGTAACAGTCTTGGTTATGTGCTTTACTGTTATTCTTCATTCCAAAGTGGATATCAGTCCATATTACGATTTCGTCAAATAGTTGTGCCAACTTATTCTTCCTCTTTCTCTTCTGAATCGTCTTTTTTGTTGTTACCGTAAAAATTATCTAGTCCTTCACGGTCTTGAATACCTTCCCATTCAGCATTGAATGAGCGTGTGAAACTTGGATCTAGGCCTTGCTCTTCTAGTAGGTCATCACGAATATTCTGACTACGTTTCTCTAGATTGAGTACACGAGTAAACGAGTTAGTGATAGCCGCTGTGTAGTAAGCAAATGGATTATCACTCTTAGCTTCGTTAAACTGGAGACCAATCTGCGTTAGTTGAAGTATAGCTTGTCCTCGCATTTCGTCAACATATGTGTAACCACGCCAGTTGCTACGTTGTGAGTATCGTTCACAAAGTTTCATGTACATAAATGCTAGGCGTTCATTCGTTCTACCATGTGTAACACTAAACTTGCCATCTGTCAAGTCACCCTTCCAATGACTGCGGGCTACTTCTGTCCATTCGCCATTAATCATGGCATATTGTTTGAATGGAGGAAAGTTACAGCGACTATGATTATCTGCGGTTGATTTTGGATTAGTTTTGCGTTTTTCTAATGGAATGTGGTCAAACGTCATCACACGGACAACAATATCTTCAGTAGAAATAGATTCTGGATCAACAGCGAAATCAGCGGCTTTTGGTTTTGTTTTCTTGTCTAGCTCACCTCTTTCCCACCGTTTTACTTGCTCTTCATGCGCAAGTCGTTGTAGTCTCTTTGCTTTGTTTTCTTTGGCTTCTGTGATGGTACTATCGTTGATATCGTCAAGGTGATTGATGATGATATCATACATGTGATATTTTTTATCCATTAGCCAGCAATATGACATTTTACTATTATGGATTTCTTTAAGTATTTCTTTGTTAGTTAAGTAGTGTTGTGCTTTAGCCATTATGGTATGTAAGGTCCTTGTTTTGTTACATTAGATAGCATTTTTACGCATTATGTAACTATTTTGGTACATTATATAACATTTTGGAATGAATGTCAAGTAAATTTGAGCATGTTTTTTTGAGTATAAATACAATATTAATGAGGATAAAACCGTGGCAAAAGTGTTTTCAAAGGGTGTTGGTAGAGATCAGAAGGCTAAGTTAGTGGCCAAGGATGTCGGTAATACATCTATGTTCAGTAAAGGGATTATGTCAAATCTCCAAAAGTTTGGCGGTGTGGTATTCCCATATACGCCTACTATTCAGATATCACATGCCGCAGCATATGGTGAATACGATATACCTCATAGTATATATCAGGCGCAGTATTTTTCTCATACAGCAAATCCTACCATATCTGTTCAGGCAACATTCACTGCGCAAGACGAAGAAGATGCTATCATGAGCGCCGCGGCTCTTCAGTTTTTCAAATCTATGACAAAGATGGATTTTGGTTTAGAAGCAAAGAAATTAAAAACAGCAGGCGCACCACCGCCTGTGTTATTGTTTAGTGCTTATGGAGCATTACACTTCAAAAATACACCTGTTGTAGTGAAGAACTTTAGTTATGCGTTGTCTGAAGAGCCAGATTATATAACATTCACAGACAATGTTATGGGTGATATCACTGTTCCTACCATGTGGCTGGCTAGTTTAGAGTTGGCTGTACAAGTGGCTCCTGTCAAACAAAAAGAATTTGATTTGAGAGCGTATAGGTCAGGAGCATTACTTAACGGTGGAGGATTCTGGGGATAATGGAATACAAAAAAGACAGTTTATATAGAAAGACAGGATTTACCCGTAGAGGATATCTGGATGTTTTGACTGACCCAGTTGGCGACATAAGCGCATATCAAACTACAACGGTTGTTATAGATAATAAATACGAGAACCGACCAGATTTGTTAGCATACGAGCTTTATGGCAATCCTAAAGTCTGGTGGGTATTTGCATTCTTTAATCAAGATACTCTGTTAGACCCAATCATTGACTTTAAAGCGGGTCTGGAATTAACCGTACCGACGAAATTTATATAATGGCAAAACTAAGCGAAAACTGGCTTTCTACCGTTGATTTAGGAACTTATCACTTGACGCTATACATGGTATCAAGTGCGATTTCCAACGACCCATCGCCACTAAAAAATGATGCCAGTATCAGTGAAAAAGATGCTATCATTATTGCTGAAAGTGGTGTGACTGGTGGATATACCATAGACAATGTTCTTATGCGAAGTGCTCTTGTGGGTGCGAGTAGTACTGGTGGCATGGCTACAGGTATCATACAATTTGACCTACATGAACCACTAGCATTCAAACTTTTGGATAGAATACTATCTTATACAGGCAATTTTGGTTGGCAAACAATGCAAAGTGCTCAGTATGTTTTGAAGATTGAATTTTTGGGCAGAGACCATCGTACTGATAGAGTTAAAAGATATCCAGGTGTTCATTTATACACACTCACTATTCAGTCGGTAGATGCCAAAGTCACTACTAGAGGCACAATGTATAATATTGTGGCGGCTACACGAACTACTACAGCTATCCAGAAAGCGGTCGTTGAAACTACAATAAGTGTTAATGATATAGAGACTATGCGAGATTTTATAAAAAATCTTGAAAGTACATTGAATGATGTGTATGTGCCTAGATTGCGAGCACAGCCAGCGCATGGTAACTCTGGAAATTCTTCATTTAGATATCGTATTGAGATAGATGAACAAGGAGCTAGAAGTGGCGCATTACAAAAATTACTTCAAACTCCAGAAGCTATTAACAAAATAGTACCTTTCCCTACGAGTGTAGTTGATAGTTTATGGGGTGGATTAAGAAGTGAGAAACAACCTTCGCCTGCTGAGACACATGGTGTAGAGAAGAAACTAACCGAAGACTTAGCACCTGGTAATAACATAGTTGAGTTTATAAAACAAAAAGTACAAGCAAACGTCCCGGCATTTGTAGAGTGGCAAGAAACTAAAAAGCCAGACCCGATTACACCTACGCCTATTGTTCAGGTTATATCCACCACTGAAGTAACAGAAGACGCTGATGCATTGACAGGCGAACCAATAACTGAAATAATATTCATAGTTACAACTTCGCAAGAGTATAGTGATATTGAAAAATCATATGCTGACCAACAAAGTAAGTTGAGAAATGCCGGAGTACAGCGAGCAAGATTTGATTCTTTGCCTATAAGAAAAAAATATACATATCTTTACTCAGGTGAAAACACAGAAGTTTTGGATTTTGAGATACATTTTAATATGATGTTTGCAGCGGCAAAATATCCAATTGACGGCAAGTTATATCCTACTGCCACACAAATGGTAACAGGTTCTAAGACGGAAGAAGGTCCTATTAGTACACCGCAATCTGTGCCACCTTTGCCGCCAAATTTTGTAATGGAATCATCTAGGAATAAACCAAAAACGATAGATGATTTCGCAGTAGATATTCCAACGTTTGATGAATTGTATCAGGAAAGTCAAGCACGTGGAATTGTACAGAATTACAATGATAACGGGCTTGCACCACCAGTGGTTAATCCTAGTGATATCACATCGTTTTATGCTCCTATCAATGCATTAGAACGAGAATTGAATCCAACGATATATGAGCAGTTCCCTCCAAGTCAGGCATCTCCTGGTTATGGAGCAGTGAGATATCTGGAAGATTTAAATGTATCTACCGGCAGGTCATATGTAGAATCTATAAATTATAACTATGTTTCTATGAATCCTGCGTTATTGCGTATAACAGAAATGACTACGCCAGAATTGGCAGGAGCTACGATAGATTCTATTCGTTTGGCAGAATTACACAACCGTGCATCTAACGGTCTTCAGGCGGAGCTAAGTATAAAAGGTGACCCATTCTGGTTAGGTACTCCTGGTGCAGTATTAGATACAGCGCCATCGTCTGGCTCTTCTGTTGATGCGGCTATAGTAGATAGTACAAGCGAAGAATCATTACAGAAATATTTGTATCACGGCGGTGTACTGATAGCATTGGCTACATATAATCCAGATGAAAACATTGCTCAGCCTGATAAACCATTTGGCAAAGAAATGGATATGGTAAGCAGTGGTGTTTATCGTGTAGTCATCGTAGAATCGCGATTCGCCGGCGGTGAATTCACACAACAACTAACATGTCAACGGGAGATTAATACTGCCGTTGCGCTTGTAGCAAATCAACTTGATCAATTATAAAGGTTATTATGGGATATACAAAAAAGACGACAAATAAAAACATAGCACAGAGACACCAAGAAAACTTAGACTATATCAATGTTCTGAGTAATCTTTATCTGGCTGTTGTCGCGGATACACAAGATAAAACTTACATGGGTAGAGTATTCGTACATATACCTGCCCTTGGTGCTCCGAGTAAAGTTCCCGAGACACCACATGAAAGAGGAATGGATGGACTTCGTGCTGTTCAATTAGTCACTCCTTTTGGAGGACACACTGACCCTCTACAAGTTTCAAGTGCGGTTGAAGTATATGGCGAGGATTTAACAAGTATTAATGGTACGGTAAAATCATACGGTATGTGGCCACAACCTCCAGCGCCTGGTACTACGGTACTTGTTGCGTATTCAGCCAGTAGTGAGCAAGGTTTTCTTTTAGGCTCATTAATGTCGTTTGACAGAAACTTTATGATGGGCGGCCGTGCGAGCGGTGATGCTTATGAAGGAGGAGCTATTGTTCCTGGTCAAACAGGTGAAAAGAATCCAGAAGATTTAAGTAATCCAGAAGTTAGACCAGCCGACCCTAATCCTATGAAATGGATGAAAGAGCAAGGACTATATGAAGATGCTGCGAGGGGTCACAGCGCATCAAGTGCTCGCCGAGAAACACCTAGCAAAGTGTTTGGTATCACTACCGCGGAAGGTCATGTGTTGACTATGGACGATGGTGATGAAAGTGGCAACAGTAAAAATATTAGAATCAGGTCAAAAGATGGCGCTCAAATACTTATTGATGACACGAATAGGTTCATATTTGTAAACAATCATGATGGCAGTAGTTGGATTGAATTAGATGATGAAGGTAATATAGATATCTATGCTAAAGGCAAAATTAGTATGCACACTGAGGATGATTTCAATCTTCATGCTAAAGGCGATATCAATATGCAAGCTGACAAAAACATCAATATCAAGGCAATAGGTCCTCAAGGCATTCGTGTTGAAACTACTGTGGGTGATATGGACTTTTTGGTAGCAAGTGATTGGAAAACTACTGCTGGTGGTACAACTAACATTCGTAGCCGCCACCATATAGAAACGGCTGACCGAATTGATATGAATGGTCCTCAGGCAGCTAATGCGTTGGCTCCTTTTGTGAATAATTTGCCTGCCAACAGAAACGTTACCGTGAGTATTGCTAATCGTGTTCCCGAGCACCATCCATGGGAAGGTGTAAATGCTAAACAAACTGATTGGACAAAAGCTAAGGGAGACCTCAAGTAATGTTCAATCAAGTGCCTGAGATAACAGAAGATAATTTGATTGAATGGGATATTTTTGTTCCTAAAAATAGCTCGTTGGTATATGATTTGGTCCAATTATCCGAACTAGAATCTAGCAAAGAAGTTATTTCAGTTGCGTTGGCATATATGGGATGGAATCCTTACCAAGTGATTCAAGATGGAAAAACTATAATAGGTTATGGTTCAGAAACACAAATTGATTCAAATGGGTTAACGGAATCAGCGAGCTACAGTGAATTCATAGGTCGTTGGAAAGAAACAGAGCGTAAATTAAAACGACTTATAAGCGTTAATGCGTTAAGTCAGACACAATATGATGCTTTGGTCAGTTTGTACTTCTTCACAGGAGATTTCAAGTATGTGGGGACGGGCACCTACCGATTCTACATCGGAGATTATATAAAACAAGGTAAATGGGATTACATTGCTACGGCTTTGATAAAATCAAATTACCAACGGTCTATTAGACGCCAAGAAGCTAATATTTTAATGTTAGCTGATTATGGTCAGCCAAAATCAAGAGAGGATATCCGTGAGCAATCATTGCAAGAGATTCGCAAACGTCATCCTGAGTTACTATCTCCTGTTCAACGTCAACAGGCAGAATATGTATATTATTCTGAAACTAAGAGATTTTTGCCTAAGATGACACAAAGTAGAATGAGACAAATAGTAAAATTATTAAGTACATCGTAAGATAAATATTTTTATAACGAGAAGAAAATACATGTCAAGTGTACTATTATTGAATGCCGATGCTCAGCCCTTAAGTTTACTGCCATTAAGCACGATTAGTTGGCAGAATGCTATAAAAGCGTATTATCAAGAAAAAGTGGATATCATAAAGCATTATGATGATATCTATATAAACAGTGTAAATTTCAAAATGAACATGCCCAGTGTGGTGATGTTACGGCGTTATCATCGGCGACCTAGAAATGCCAAATTTTCACGGAGGAACATGTATGTCCGGGATGACTACAGGTGTCAGTACTGTGGTGAAAGATTTGAATCTAGTGAATTAACAATTGACCACGTACATCCCAGAAGTCTGGGCGGCGACACAAGTTGGGAAAACTGTACCACTGCCTGTTTCCCATGTAACACACAAAAAGGCAGTAAACTAATAAAACCTATCACACAACCATATAATCCAAGTTGGTATCAAATAAACAACAGAGCAAAAATATTTAAGATAAACATTCCAGACACTGGTTGGAGTGAATTCTTGGATTGGCCGTCTGAATTGATACATTACTCCGCTAACATGGAATTTGCTCATTAAAAGCTACTATAATTTTTAGCTAAATATAAGTATGAGCAAAAAAATAATTGGTTATACTACACGAGACAGATACAGAACAAGCTTACCGCTAACGGGAATGGAGTTGGCGAAACAGGACTTGTTGAATCACTTTGCGATACGAAAAGGCGAGAAATGGACAAACCCTGAGTTTGGTTCCAACTTGCCTTATTACGTTTTTCAGCCATTGGATGATGCCACTGTTGATTTAATTGAGCGTGATGTTATTGATGTTGTTTCGTATGACCCTAGATTTCAGTTAATGGATAATTCTCTGACAGTTATAGAGGATGAGCATTTGGTGGTATTGCGTGTAGAGTTATTATATGTGCCTACTACGACCCAAACCGAACTTGAAATAAAATTTGACCGTGAGTCACAGAATTCAGAGTTTTAATTATGGCCCAAACAGTAAGACAAAATAGATTATTCGTAGCAGAAGATTATACTGCGATTTACGAGAGTTACATCAATGCTAATCTTCAAGCATATGATTATGATACCATTCGCTCAGCAATGGTCAATTATGTTCGTTCAACTTATCCAGAAAATTTCAACGACTGGATAGAAAGCGCAGAGTTTGTTGCTATTCTTGATTTGATTGCTCAGTTTGGCCATAACTTAGCATTCCGTGTTGATATGAATAGCCGCAACAACTTTCTTTCTACAGCAGAAAGACAAGATGCGGTTTATAAACTTGCTGAGTTTTTAGGTTATCAATCTAGGCGAAATCTTGCTGCTTCAGGTTTATTAAAAGTAACAAGTATTCGTACTAACGAAACCGTAATTGGCAGCCAGGGCACAAGTCTAGCGGGCACAGAAATTCGTTATGAAAATTCTGCTAATGCTGATAATCTAGATGATTTTATTACAGTAATGAATGCTGTATTGGCTCCTAATAATCAGTTTGGTTCGCCTCGTAAGCAAGCCAGTATTGGTGGTATCAACACACAATTCTACAATATTAATAATACTCCTGACCAAATATTTTTTACTTTAAGTGGTTCAGTCCAAGGTACATCTGCGTCTTTTAATGCTGTTAGTTTGTCATATAGTAAGGCTAGAAATTTGCCATTGGAAACAATGCCTAATCCTTCTAATGCTTTCTCTATTCTATACAGAAATGATGGCACTGGAGTGACTAGTGCAAATACAGGTTTCTTTGTGGGCGTTAAGCAAGGCGAAATGCAATACAAAGATGTAGATATCAACGAGCCTATTGATAATCTATCGGTAGATGTTGAAGCAACTAATGTGAATGAAACAGATGTATGGGTTCAACGAATAAATGACACTGGCGATGTACAAGAGATATGGTATAAAGTAGACAATGTATTTGGCAGCAACATAGCATACAATGCGTTATCGCAAGGTGAGCGTAACATATTTAGTGTTAAGACTCGTGAAAATAACAAGATAAGTATACAATTTGCCGACAGAAGATTTGGCAACTTGCCTCGTGGTCGTTTCCGTATTTGGTACAGAACCAGTTTGAATGACACATACGTTTTACGCCCAGAAGATTTAGGTTCAAACAGCATAACATTCCAATACATTGGAGCTGATGGTAATCCGTATTCGGCAACTATGGTAGTGAAATTAAAAGAATCTATTGTTAATGCTAGTGCTGGTGAAACATTAGACGATATTAAGACTAATGCGCCTAGAATTTATGCTACGCAAGATAGAATGATAACTGCTTCAGACTACAGCAGTTATTTAATATCACAGAGTAGTAACATTCTTAAAATTAAAAGTGTAAATCGTACCCACAGTGGTCACAGTCGTTATATTGATTACAATGACCCTACTGGTGCTTACACTAATGTTAATGTTTTTGGTAGAGATGGCAAAATCACACGAGAAGAAACAATCGGTGTGACAAAATCTTCTTATTCTGACGTTAATAGAATATACAATGAAAATATAAAACCTATTCTATCTAATCCAAATGTAATTAACACATATTACGATATGAATCGTGACGCATTTACTGCTTTATATGCAGATTACAATGAAAAAACATACGTATGGCAAAAAGTAATAACGTTAGGAGATATCACTACTGGATATATAACAGATAATTCAAATAATAGTATTCAATCTGTTGGATTAACTTCATTTGACTATTTAAAACATGTTACTTCTGATGCACTTGTTAAATTTTTAACACCTGACGGCGAAGAATTGTGGGCAAGAATTTCTACGATAAACAACAACGGATTAGGCATAGACAATGTTGCTGGATTACCTACGGGCAAAACATCTACTGGTATAGGAGCTATATCATTAGATGCTGATATTCCTCAAGGCAGTGAAATAATAATGGTTTATCCTGCGTTTAATCGTGATTTTTCAGAACAAGAAGTAATCAATATCATTTCAAAATTAGACAATAACGAGTCGTTTTCTGCTAGTTACGATTATTTAAAACGACAGTGGATATTTGAATCAGATGCTAGTTTAGAAGACGAAGGCTGGTTATTCTTTGTGGATTATGTTGCCACAGAAGAAACAAACTATATATACACTAATGATACATACATATATCTTGAATCAAATGAAGTAGTGTTTTCAAATACAAATAACGAAGCTGCTCTTGATTCTTATACTCGTAAGAAATCCAGAGACTTGACTACATTTATTATGTATGAAGGCAATGACATAAAAGAATATACAGTGTATATAGACTCATTGATAAACAACAATAAAGTATCGTTGGCTATTGAAGATAAACAACGTGATTCTCGTCCAGACAATCCTGATGTGTTTCTATCTATATTAGGAAATAATCAAAGCTCATTCAATAACAGATTTGAATGGGTCCATGTGCCGGCAGAAAATGAACTAGTTGACCCAAGTTTTACAAACATTGTTGATGTGTTCGCATTGACTAGAACATACGACACCGCGTATAGAAATTATTTGCGTGATACGAGTGGTCTAATTGATGAGCCGGTTCCGCCGACTATTGATGAATTGAACCAACAATTCAAACAAGTAAATACTAAGAAAGCAATGAGTGATAAAATCATTTATCGTCCAGTTAGATATCGTCCATTGTTTGGACCAAAAGCATCTTATGAAAATAGAGGCAGACTTCGTGTAGTTAAAGTAGCTGGCTCAAACATGACTGATAATGAAATAAGAAGTCGTGTAGTACAGTATGTTGGAGAATTCTTTAACTTGTCTAACTGGGATTTTGGTGAAACATTCTACTTTACAGAATTGGCAGCATATGTACATGGTAAAATGCCGGGCATTGTGAGTAGTTTAGTTATCATACCAGAATTCAATAACAGTGTATTTGGTGATTTATTCCAAATTGAAGCAAAAACAGATGAAATTTTTATTCCTGATGTAGGCGTAGATATCGTAGATATTATTGACAGCATCAACGATTCAACTATAAAGACAGCGTAAGGTACATAGTAAATGTCAGACAAATATAAACCAAACAAAATCACCGAAGAGATGGAGAAAATACGCGCAGGCGCTAAGAAAACAAATTACATAAAAACATCTTCGTACTTGCCAAAAACATTTGATACTCCTATCAACCGTAAATGGCTAGATAGCACACTTGACCAAATGTTGAGTAAAGGTGATTTGGAAGATATTGACGCATTTATTGGCAAGCGTGACGGTAAGTACAGAAATATTGATGATGTATATCTACCAGAAGTAGCACATGCCGAGCGCAGAACCAATGTACATTTGTCTCCTGCAATTGTTTCATACAGTGATAATCAGATAGAAAATGTTATTACATATGATGATATTGCTAATACCATAAAAACAAACACTGACAGTTATTCACACGGAGCGGCATACGCTACACAGGCATATACATTTGCACCGCCAATAACATATGACAAGTTTGTTAATCCTAGCTCATATGTGTGGGTGCCTGATATGCCTGTGTTTATCTCTGGGTTAACAACAGTAGATATAGCTCGTGTAGAATCAGGCGCAGAATATTTCTGGGAAGACACAGATGTTTCATTTTATTTACAAAACAATCAGCGTATAAGACTATCTAATTATGACGATTGTACTTACATGGTAGCAGGTGTAGGTAAAAAAATCAAGCTAATTAAAATAATGGATGCTCTCGGTGAGTTTGTATATGATTTTGAAACACCGGGTAGTCCAGTTGCTGTTACTGGTTTATGGGACAATGCTGATTATAATCCACAATTGCCTGATTTGAATGCTATTGATGGAATTTCTTTTGGCGAAGCTGCGTGGGATATGGGCAGCATTGTATTGGAATCATACGACAAAGATTACATTGTTATAGACCGAGCGGATGAAGATAATACCGCATGGAGCCGTAATAATAACTGGATACACATTGATGCTGTCAAAGAATGGTGTGGAATAATTGGCATAGATTTTGATGAATACATACGTAAAGAAAGAAAAGCAATACGACCTATTATAGAATTTAATGCTAACATTGTAAAAATTCCACAAGAAAAAGTTCGTATGAACCAAGCACCTTTGTTTAGATTAAAAGATGCTACTGGCAAATGGCTTGATGAATATCCTGTGAATGATTTTGCTGGTAGTAAAATATTTGGATACGAAGAAGGAACAGGTTTTGTTGATACCGAGTTAGGCTTCGCACTCTCACGCCGAGATAATGGCGCAAGCGCAGACATAGTATTTAAAAACTATCTACATGTGGAACGATACACTTCTAAAGTAAGAGATGTATTAAATTCAAACATAGACAGGAAAGAAATACAAGGTTTATATTTCTTTGAAATTGACGGCGATAACAGAACAAACTATGTTTCTATGGCTCGTCCTCTGACTGCGTATAAAAAACAACAAATTGAAGTTATTAACGCGGAAGAGCCTGCTATTTTTTACGGTGTTGGCTCGGAAACATGGAAAACATCTCAAGAATTTATTATAACTAAAAAAGCAGAAGATGTATGGACAATAACAGAATTATATTCAAATGGTACATATAACGAGATAAAAGATCCAACTCCTTTTCTTAAATTGGAACCAGACACTGAATATGAATTTCATAACTTGTATGACTCCGCTGCTGTAGTTTTTTATGTTGATGGTGAAACACCGCTATATGCAAATGGTTTTACTGCTGATTCGTTTTCATATGTAACTCCGAGTAGATACAACACAGTAAACGTGGCACTGGTACATGCCGACCCTTCTATAGGCGTTATCGGCAAAACAATGAAAATATACAGTGACCGTGATGCCAGCATTCAGAAACATGAAGTTAAAATTAATGGAAATGTACTCCGACCTAGAGAGTATGTTATTCAATCAGACAAAATAACTATTCCTGTTGAATTGATTTCTGAAGGAGATATCATAGACTTACAATACGTTGATACAAATAATACAACAGAGACTTCGGAAACTATACCTGAAATTTTTGAATATAACTCTAATAACAAAACTGTTGATACATTAACTGTCAGTGAAACATTGGACCACTGGGCAGATATTATTCGTCAATCTCCTGAGATAGATGGACAAATTATAGGCACAAATAATTCACATAGATTGCCGCAGCTTCCACAATACGGCGGCACGATATTAATTCATGACTACAACATATTGCCGCATAGTTTGACAATAACAACGCCAGATTTCAATATAACTAATGCTTTGATGGAACAAGGCAAAGATTGGTACGCATTTAAAGAACGTGTTAAGAATCAAGCAAGACGATTATGGAGCACAAAATCATATAGCTCCGTGAAAGATTTGACTAATGATGTAATTAATCAATATGTTTTGACACGTAGAGGCACAAGCACGTATAAAAATAGCAACATGTTATTTTTGAATACGACTGACCCTCAAGAATTTATTTTGAGTATTGGACAAACAAATATTACTCTGCGTGAAACAGTCAATAAAGACGAAAACATTCAAGACCATTTGTACGTGTATTTAACAAGTTATGTTGCTGGCAATTTGATTGAAAAACTTTTAATCAAGAATACTGATTACACTGTTGTAGCAAATCAGCTTGTATTGAATCAATCTATAGTGTCTTCGTTCGGCAATAATGATTCTACGATATCTATTCACTACATTCCGATGGATGAATCATGTTATGTTCCGCCTAGTATGACAAAATCTATGCTAGGTCCAGTGTATGAACCACAAGTACATAATGGTGTGCTTTACTGTCACGACGGAGACACATATCCAGTAAACACTGATGGTGATATTGAAGTTATATTAAATGACACACGAAGCCCTTCGTTTGACCCTATTGCTGCGGTGTTGTATGACATTGAAAAAAGAATATACGCTGGACTTGTAGATGGTGAATATGTTATACCTGCATCGTTAAGAGGTTCACAGCATCGTTCTAAATGGTACACACATTACGACATTGAAAACGATTTGATGTACCGTCACTTTGTACGATGGACAAATGACACAGGCTATAAACTTCCTGTTTCTATTCCAGATTCAGATGACACGGAAGGTTGGACATGGAACTATAGACATATTAATGTAGATGGACACTTGGGCAATTTGCCAGGACACTGGCGCGCGGCTTATCGTACATTGTTTGACACTGACACACCACATCTAACGCCGTGGCATATGTTAGGACATGCCAAGAAGCCAACCTGGTGGGATGACTTGTATAGTTGGACTGAACCTACGAAACGAAATGCTCTTCTTGATGCGTTAAAACATGGCAGAACAGATACGACCGGCAAGACAGATTTGCGTTACGCTCGTTACTACTGGGACTGGATACTACAATGTCCAGTTGATACTAACGGTGAGTTAGTTGGGCCAGTTAATGTATTAGTCGCTAATCCAGCAAATAGAGTGTTTGATGTGAATTTTGCACAAGCACACACATTTGAAGATTGGTCAGAAGGACAAATGATTTGGCGTAACAGTGCTCTAGGACAAGCGGCGTTTATTAGCACACTGACTACTCTATCTCCTGCACAAGCATGGGCAGAGTTTTTTGTGCCAGGCACAGTTCGCTCAGCAGATTATACAACATATCCTGGAATTGTCACTGATGAGCTTGGATTGAATCAATTAACTGATTCAGCGAGAGCCGGAGATTTGACAACGGTTGTTAGTAGAATTTCTATGAAGAATGACAGAGTGATACCTAACTCTGAGGTAGTAACAGTTGATGATGCGCAAGTGTTGTTATTCAATAACACTGACGGAGATAATGCCACAACTGAATTTGCTCTTCTACCAGAAACAGGAATTGTATCAGGCGTTGCTTTGACTAACCGTGGAACAAAATACAATCAATTACCAGATGTAGATTTCTATAGCGAAACTGAAGGGAACATTGGATTAAATGTCAGAGTTGAAACTAAAACTGTTGAATATGTTTCTCGTGGATTAGACCAAATCATATATAATTATATAACAAAAATTGAATCTACGCAAAGCTTCAGTGAGCAAGTTAAAAATGTAGAAACAAGATTGTCGCAAAAGATTGGTGGATTTTCGGCGAAAAATCTATTAGAATTTAAAACGGAAAGTAGTCGTCAAGGTTCTATCGCATTAGCAAGCTTTGATTATGACTTGATTATGTATCAAGGCAAACCTACTGATTTGATAACAGCATCATCTTTTAGAATTGTTAAGACGGATTCTGGTTATAGTGTATTTGGATTTAGTCCTAACAAACAACAATTTTATTTTTATGAAGCAGATTTATCATACACCAGTAATGTTGAAGTTGTGACAATAGGCGACAGCGGTGCTACTGTTAAGAAATATAAAAAGTTTGTTAAACCAGCAAGTATAGCAGAATACGGTACAAAGTTCAAGCGTATTCAGGATGTTTATAACTTTATTCGTGGCAATCTTCAATTTGTTAAAGATGCTGGATATGATTTACTTCGTGGAATAGATGACTATGCGTATGACTTTGCTCGTTGGGCAATGAGTTCAGCAGTAGATTCGCAATTGACATTGCCAATTGGCTCGGAAATAATGTTCCAACCTGGACATGGTACTATATTGGAACTAAACTCACTATCCAGACAAACAAACGGTGTCCTTGATACAAACGGCAGAACTATACCGTTGGAAGAATTACTGATAACTCGTGATGAAACACAAACTGTTGTCAGTTATGGTGGTGATTTAGGCAGTGTAACATTCGCGGTAACTGATTTTGAACACATGGTTGTGTTCAACAATGTGACTGACTTTAACAGTACTATCTATGATGATGTACTTCAGAGAAGACAACCACGATTGATAATGAAAGGTCAAAGAACAAAAGATTGGTACGGTAAGCGCAAAGCGCCAGGATATCTAATCTTTGATGATAAGATTGTTCAAAACTGGGACACAAGTGTTGATAACATTAGAGACTATTACGATGTTAATACTAATAAATTTAATGCGTCTATTGAAAAAGCAGAGCGCTTGACTAATGGCAATATAACACAAGAATGGATTGAAGATTTGGGAATATCTCAGATTACAGCCAACGAAATGTACAAAGGTATTATCCGTGATAAAGGTACAACTAACTCATTGACATTTGCTGATACATTGGCATCCTACGAGGTAGGTGATAAAAATGTCAAGTCTCGTGAAATATGGATGTTCCGTGAGAACATGTTCGGTGATGTTAGAAACTTTGATGCCACTGAGTTTGAGATTAGACGAACAGAAATAAAAGACAAACAACAGTTGTTAAACTTTGTTGACCAGCCGACTGGCACAGGTGTAGATATTGTAACAAATAGTATTTTGGCACCTAATCGTCCAAGATATGTTAATGGTTCAAAACCTGATTTTGAATTAGTACCATTTGTTGAGCGTGATTTGCAATTAAGAACAGCAGGTGATTTATTAGTAGATGAGGCTGACTTTGTTGCGAAGAAGGTTAGTGATATACCAGGATTGTTCAGTCAAATGTCTGGCACAGATATAGAAACATGGAACACATACACAAGTTACAAAAAAGGCGACCTTGTTCGCAAAGATGGAAAACTGTATGAATGTATAGTACAAGCAACTGGATTAAACGCACAAACTGATATTGCTCAAATTGCGAGTGCTGTAAGATATCCTACTATGCCATATGGTTCAACTGCCATTTTTAGAGATAATACAGATTCATCTTATACTACCGTAACATTCGGTACAAATGTATCCGGTACAGAACCTATTTCTATATTAGGCAGTATAACAAATCCTGTGGTGTTAAGTCAAGATGGAGCAAGACTGATAATTAACAACTCTGTCATTTCTATGGAAAAGAAAATACAGGTACCACAAGATTCTGAATATCCTGTCACACCGGCAGGAGCAATATCGCCTGTTATCGCCGATACATTTACAGAAAGATACTTAACTATAAATGATATTACCGTTGATTTAGCCGAGGCAGACGCGCCTGTCATTGGTGACGAATTAGCATATGCTGATGGTGAAAAAACAGTATTCGCATTGAATACTGCTTTGGGTGATTACGGTAGCACACCTTTTGAAATTGTTGTGAATGAAGTGACTGTAGATGGCACGCCATTGGTACAGAATGTTGATTATACAGTGAATGTTGGCACAAACAGTGTTACTTTTGCCACTGCCCCTGGCATACCTAATAATGGATATGCACAAGAAGGCTATGTCCAAGAATTTTATGCGGATGAAGGTTATTCTGATGTTGTATTTAAATTCAAACCTATTAATACAAAAAATTACACTGAAATAAAAGACAGAATAGAAAATACTGTTCCTAATGTGTTTGTATTTTTAGACCCTGACAACAGATTTAAAATTCGTGGCACCGTGCCGGGTTCTTCACAAGAGCTTGTTATTGGTGCTGGAAGTGCTAATGGAGCATTGGGACTCACAGCAGGTACATATACAGGTGGCACAACATTAGTGTATGTACATACTGAAATTGAGTTGCCTGAGATAATCACACGAATTAATGACCAAGTAGGACAAACAGTTATCGCTTCTGAATCAGCCGGTAGACTGTTGTTATCAACTAACGAATCACAGGTGACTATAGGCGGAACACAGTCTATATTGGACGATATAGGAATTATTGCCCAGACGTTTAATGCTGTTGAAACAAATATTGACTCATTTAGTCCTGTGGGAGATATCGTTAGTAAGATGAATGCCGCATTTTCTGACAGTGGAATAGAAATAACCGCTGCTGAAATAGATGGGTATTTGGCAATAACCAGTTCCACAGAATATTTAGAAATTGGTTCAGACGAATTTCTAAATAATATGGGTATATCTGCCACAGATGTAAATGATAATGGCGATAATATAACGATTGTAAGTTCTTTGTCGGATGTTATATCTAATGATTTTGTCATTAGCGAGTGGAAAGATGTATCACATGAAGACCCGTTGCTGTCAAGCATATGGGTGACAGACGATTCTGAATTTGAATATAGTACCTTGAATTCAACGACACAAGTACGATACAATAGCTGGAACTTCTACAAATTTATGAATTTAAATTTCTATAGTGATTCTCCAGACTCGTGTTCTATTTGTGCGGGTAATACTACGAGTGATGGCAATGATGCTCAAATCACGATTAATACAGCACATAATCTGAGAGCTGGTGATTACGTAATGATTGTGAATTCTACTACTATTCCTAGTGTAGATGGTATACATAAAGTCACTCGTGTAGATGCGCTTGACCCTAGAGCTTTTTACATTGATATGTACATTGATGAATGTGGTGTAAGTCCTTCTATATTTGTTATGCGTAGTAGCAGATTCAGAGAACACGATTATGTTGTGGATACCTCACTATACAACTACCAATTGGATGATTTGGTATTTGTCACCCCAGTTGGCCAAGATTCAATACAAACTGGAACATATGTGTATGGTATGGAAACACCTGACACAGGTAACACAGTGACGCGATTGAATTCTCAGCCTGTGCGTATAACCGAAACTCGCTCAACAAATGATGATATTATGAATGTTTCGTTGTATAATGGCAAATCAGCAAGGTCATCGTTTGAGCTAGAAGTATTTGACCCATTGCGAGGTAAAATACCAGGCGTAGCAGACAGAGAAATAGATATCAAATCTCCTATAGATTTGGCTGTGTATACAAACAGTACTGATATTTCTTTTGAAGGTACACCTAGGTCGGCATGGGGTGAAGAGCAAATTGGCACGGTGTGGTGGGATACGAGTGCTGCTATCTACTTTGATTATACACAAGGTAGTGGCGAATACAATGCCAATATGTGGGGCAAACAGTTTTATTTCTCGAGCATTGACATATACGAATGGGTAGTGAGTGATGTACCGCCTGACGAATGGGAAAAAGCCGCTGAGAAAAATAAGGAAGTTATAGGCAAAGTGGCATCTGGCGAAGCATATAAAGTTTATGATCCGGCGTTAAAAGAAGATGTGTACTATTACACCGAAAGTACTGAATGGAATCATATTACAGCGCAATACGACAATGTTTATTACTTCTGGGTTAAAAATAAACAAACCATAGAAGACCCTAAACGACACTTGACAGCAAACCAAATAGCGAGCATAATAGATAATCCAACGGCTAATGGTATCTCCTGGTGCGCGGCAGTTTCAGACAATCAGTTAATTTTAGCCAACGTGAAAGCGTATGTAAATAATGATAACACTGTGGTACAAATAAATCGCATGTTAGAAGGACACGCACATACTAGTTGGAGAGAAATTGCAGAAGATGTTGATACTATTCCGCAGTTCTGGTATGAAGGATTACGAGACAATCTTTCTGGATACGAAATAGAAGATAGACCAGAAGAAACAATATCAACAAGTGAAACTGAATGGCAACCTGGCCAGCAATATGTAATAGGAAACAAAGTATTCTATAATAGAACAGAGTACATTTGTATCAAAGACGTTGATGTGACTGATGCGTGGGAAATACAAACTCTTAAACGTTGCTGGATAAAAAGAGATCCATTTGTCAGAAGAAATAGATTGCCTGATATCAATTTGCACGAATTTAACAAATACGGAAACGACCGTGAATTGTATCAATCATGGTTTGTTGATGTGAATGAGGCAAGAAGAGAATTCGTATCGGTTCTCAATAGATTAATCAAGACAATCAATGTTGTTGATGAAGTTTCTCCTGGTAATATTGTTAAGTTTGAGCGATTTGGATTCTTGTGGAAATGGATTGATTATGTTAGTCCTGCCCGTGTTCCAGAACAATCACATACTCTTGTAGTATCTCGTATGGCTGCGTTGGATGACGTAGACACAACACGCCATACTCTTGTTAAGGTTCCAGAATTCAATCCAATAGATGGCAGAGATATATCTGAGCTACATCAATGGACAGGTACTGAGTGGAATCTAGTAGAGAAGAAAAATTCTACAATGGAATTTAATGACCTACTATGGGATAAATCATCTAAAAACGCTTGGGATATGTCGGCATGGGATGAATATTCGTGGGATATAGATTATTCATACGATATTCATACGTTGATTGAATTGCTGCGAAATGATGTATTTGTGGGTACATATTTGCCTTACTTTAATCAGTTGTGGTTCGCAATGATAAATTATGTATTATCAGAGCAAGACTTTGTTGACTGGGCATACAAAACAACATTCATTCAGTTGGATGTTTCTGAGAAAATACTAACTGATGTTAGACTATATCGCAGAGATACAACAAATGAGATTTTGGGTTACATAAACTCAGTCAAGCCTTTCCATACAAAGATACGAAATGTTAAGCGTAAATACACTGTAGATGAAACTGTGGCTCTAGATATATTTGATAGTGCTATGCTTGATATACAGATAAGTCATCATCCTGACGATTTGACAATAGAATATATTGGCACAGAAATTGACGGTGGCTCGTTCACAGAAACATTGGCAGACGAATATGTTGCTGCTACATTCACTGAATCAGAAAGTGTAGTTGAAGATATTTTAGATGGCGAAGATTTTATTCAGCCTTACAATTACAACTGGACAGGTGAAGAAGCTAGACGTTTGGAGTTAATATTGTCATTACAAGAGTCATTAGCAATTGAGGTAGAGACTGAAAATTCTGGACAAATAGACAAATTTGTTAGTGTAACAGATTATAGTGGTAATACGCATAGATATGAGCTACTGTCTGAAAATACAGTGACGATAGACCAAGATTTGCTTCACACTGATACATCGTGCGAAATTAGTACTATTGCTGATCATCCACGATATGGTCTAGCGTACATTAACGGTGAGATAGTATATTATTCACAGTTAATAAACTCTAAAATGGTTAATATGGTTCGTGGAGTATTAGGAACTACTCCTAAATCACATACGCTTGGGTCGGAGTTGGTATTCTTGGAAGCTGGTCCAACGTACAAAGTTAGCCAAACAATAGCTGTGACTAGCCCATGAAAATAAAAATATTTTTTGTGCTAAATACACAGATACGGAGATTATTTTAAATGAGTGACAAATTTTTAGACAGAGCAAATACATCAATTGACGGACATGTTCTGATAAAAGATGCTGATACAAACGAAGTTTTACTTGATAAGCATAATGCTATCAACTTTGAAAACTTTGCGCTTGCTATTATGAATGCCGTCGCTTACGGCGGAACTGGCGACGGATTGACAATCGGCGCAATGGCATTTGGTAATGCTGGAACAGTTATAGATGATACGGGTAACATAACATACAAATATCCGAATGTTGATACGCCTGATGGTGAATTATATGTTGAGACTTACAGAAAAGATGTAGTTTCAGGCGAAGATGGTGACATATCTACATTATCGTATTCTGGCGAGTCCTATAACGATATTATTGTCACGGTGACTCTAGAGTATGATGAACCTGACACCCAAGATGCTATTGATAACGGCGCAAACATGAACGGAGATTTTGTGTTTGATGAATTAGGTTTAGTAGGTTCTACTGGAAAATTTTTGACTCATTTGATTTTTCATCCAATTCAAAAAAGCGCAAACAGAAGAATACAAATAATTTACACTATACGAATTAGAGCAGGACAATAACATGGCATATATAGTTGACAATTCAGGTACCGAAATACAAATTGATGATGGTACGCTTAACACAGACACTAGTTTATATCTAGTAGGTAAAAACTTCGCTGGATATGGAGAATACATTGCTCAAGATTTAGTGTGGCTACTGAATAATTTTGCGAGCGCAACCCCTCCTCTTAATCCCTCGCCTGGACAGATATGGTATAATACAGAAACACAAAAATACAGCTTTTATGACCCATCTGCTGAATTTAACACAGAGGGAAATGGATGGGGACCATTGAGTCTTGACACTATATCTAAAATGCGTGTGATGGATGTTGACGAAGCTTACCATGATGTGACAGCAGTTCACGATGAAGGAACAATTATTTCTATTTTTAGTTCAGAGTCTTTTGCTGTTAATGCGGCTGATCCTATTCATCCTAACCAAATAGGACCAGAGCTTGGATTTGATTATATTGGCACAGGTCTAACAATGACGCAAAATTCAAAGTTGTTTGGTACAGCTACTCGTGCTGAATATGCTGACTTGGCAGAAATGTACGCCTCCGACCAAGACTATGCGCCAGGAACGGTAGTTCGCATTGGAGGAACAGCGGAAGTGACCCAGACTGCTAGTCCGTATTGTCAAGATGTGTTTGGCGTAGTATCTACTGACCCGGCGTATCTTATGAACAGCAAAACTGCTGGTGTGCCTGTTGCGTTAGAAGGTCGTGTGCCATGTAAAGTAGTAGGAAAAGTACAAAAAGGTGACAGATTAGTTTCAAGTGATATACCAGGCGTTGCAATGGTCGGTGAATTAGATAAGATGCAATGGTGGAATCAAGTAGGCAGAGCATTAGAAAGTAAAGACACCGATGGTGAAGGTGTGATAGAGATTGTTGTTGGAGCCAAGTAATGCCTATAAGAGAGGATGTAGTCAAAGCCAGTGACTTCAACGAAGTTGTTGAACGTTATGAAAAAGTATGGGCAGACACATATAATAATACTGACACAGACCCGCTAGACAAAACATATGGATGGGGACAAACATCTGTAGAACCATTGATTGCTTCGGAGCAACTTATACTAGCCGAAGACTTGAACAGATTGATTGCTCAAGTAAATGCCGGCATAACACATACAAGTAGCACAGAGCCTTTATTAAATAAATTATCGGCGGGTAAATACGAGCAAGATGGTACGTGGTCTTTTGGTTCTCCAGTATTAGCTGAAAACTTAATCCAAGTACAAGATAAAATAGACTGGCTAAGTGCAAATCGCTTTGATGCTAATGAATCTTACTTATCCCCATATATGGAATCACACGATGTTCCAGTAAACCTATCATGGACATTTGAGATAACAAATATTGCTTCATTTACATTCCCTACTTACAATGACGCTAGACATTTTTTTAACTCAGGCGGCAGTTTGTGTTTTGATTTTGCTTTGCCAGAGATATCGTATGCTTCACCGCCAGGTTATGAATACTGGAAAAATTTGTTTGATAATGTCGGTGAAATATGTATAAAAGCCACCGAAGTAATAACAGACGGTATAAATGACGGTATCAGTTTAGGTGGATTCTACAATTTAACAAATGGTGGCAGTCTAGCTACGATATGGGAAGCACAAGGCCAAGCATACGCAGGAGCATATGGAGCATATGGAGGTGGATTGCCTTATACTGGAATAGGTGGAGGTTACGGTGGTTATGGACAACGAGCAATTAAACTCGCTGGTAAAGCAGACTACACTCCTGGTGGATATACTATAACATTAGCAATAACATTAGTAGATGCTGAATGGGCACAATATGATTATATTGATACTATGATTTATCCAATAAATCTAGATGTAGGATATAAACAACCAGTCAATGCTCCGACAATAGCGGATAATCAACCTAACTACACTGCGGGCAATTACACGTATCAATTTTTAGATAGAACACCACCGACAATTACAGTTACAGGATGGACAGGATCATAACATGGCAATAACATTACGAAGCACAAAAGGAAGCGAATTAACATACGCTGAAGTTGACGCTAACTTCACAACTTTAGAAAATGACTTAACTATAACTAACACGTTGCTCGGTGTGACACAAACTGATTTAGCTACGTTAGAAGGTGATGTAACTGCATTAGACGGAAGATTAACAACAGCAGAAGCGAGCATTACCACAGTCCAAGCTGACTTGATCGCAGCAGAGGCTACTATTGTTGCATTACAAGCTGACTTAGCTGCGGCAGAGGCTACTATTGTTACATTACAAGCTGACTTGGCCGCGGCCGAAGCGGCAATAACAGCACTAGATGCTCGTGTCACAGCATTAGAAACACCATAATCACAAAGAATCCTGTTGACTAAATACAGTTGACAGGAAATCATTTCTGTATTACAATTAACTAAACCCAATACTGGAGGAATCAATGGACGAACGTCTACAGAAGGCTCTAGAGTTTAGTAACTATACTCTTACTCTAAACAACCAAAAGAAAAACATTAAAAATCGTGTAGCTCAGCTACAAACAGTACATTACAAAGATGGCGTATTCAAAGCAGACCCTACGACTATTGCATTTGTTGATGCTATGATTAGAATGAATGAAGCAGACCCATCAAAAGGAAAGCTGAGTGAAACTATCATCGTAGATACCAATGAAAATCCTATTATGATTAGTAATCTGTCGGATTTCATGGAAAAGTTAATGACGGCATATAATTCTGCTATGTTAGAATACGATACTGAATATCAGAAGTTAAAGAAAGCAAGAAATATTAAGAAATTGATGGATTGGTAATAATGGAATACGAAGATAAAGAAGGCATATGCTTCTTTGCGTATAATAATGATAAAATTGACTACATCAAACTAACTATTATTGCTGCAAGATACGCCAAAAGATACCTAAACAAACCTGTGTGTCTTATAACAGACACAGGCACAGCGGCATGGCTAGAACAAAGTCAAGATAAAAAAATTGCTGAAGAATGTTTTGATTACATTGTTACAACAAATGATAAATTCAAAGATAACATGCGAGGACACTTTGATAGTCCCTGGACAGAATTTCGTGCTCAATTTAAAAATAGTAACAAACACAAAATATGGCAATATTCTCCTTTTGAGAAAACACTTCTGCTAGATGTTGACTACATTGTAAAAAATGATTACCTAAACCATGTATGGGATTCAGGTAAAAATGTAGCAATGTACGACCAAGCGCGTAGTATTCGTAATGATATGCCACACCATCGTGAGCAGTGGTTATACGAAGCTGGTATTAAAATGTGGTGGTCAACAGTTGTTTACTTTGATAGAAGCGAGGTCAGTGAGTTATTTTTTGATACATGGGCACATGTTGCTGATAATTATGACTACTATCAATATCTATATAATTTCCCTGGCAAACTGTTTCGCACAGATTATTGTGTAAGTGTGGCTTCTCATATATTAAATGGAATGCAAGACGGTGAAGTTATCTCCACATTTGGCGATATTCCTATGTTCTATATGGACCAAAAGGATGACATAGTACAAGTAGATAGCGTCCAAGACTGGATAATGTTAGCACATGATCAAAAAGAAAAATGGAAGAATATCGTGGTTAAGCAACACCATTTAGATGTACATGCTATGAATAAACGAGCCATAGAACGTAATTGGTCGCAAATAATGGAGCTTTTAGATGAGTAATGTTATTGATGACCGTGGCTATGTCATTGTTGCTATGGATAGTCATGAGCAAATGGCCGCGGCGGCGTGTTCGTATAGTATTAAAATAAAAGACAAAAATGCTAAGGTCGCTATTGTATTACCTTATGTTGACTCATTAGAGGAGCATATAGAACCCGCATTTGATTATGTTGTTCAATTACCATACGGATATGATGAAATACGAAGAGTCAACGATTGGCAATTATACTGGGCAACACCGTTTAAATATAACATAGTAATAGACGTTTATACACTCGTACAAACTGATTTATCGCCATTATGGGATACGTTATCTGCGCAACACAAAGTAGCATTTACACAGAGGACTTATGATTTTAAACATCTATCTCGCAGTTTAAATGATATTCACGATGACATTGATATAGAATTTGTGCCATCTTCTATGTGGTTTTTTGTCGCTGATGATGAGGAATCACTTGAATATTTTAAATTAGCAGACCCGATACTTCAAAACTGGCAAGATGTTATAGACAGTGCAGTTGGAAAACAATATCGAAAAAAATATTATCAACCAGATTTTATGAATAGCATAATACTTGATAGAATTTGGGACAATAAACGATTCATCACAGATAAGTTTGAATATGTTAGTATGAGTGCTTCTATACATGACTTTGATAACTTGATAGAAGAATCGTGGGCAGATTATATTAATTTTTGGATAACAAATAACTGCCGCCTGAAAGTACAAAATTATAACATTGATGATGTTTTTTGTTATGTAAACAAAGAGATAATGACATGGAAAATTTATGAACAGTACAGAAACTACTACCAATTTGTCTCAAAATAACAAAATTGTATCGTGGATAAAGTTTAATACAAAGACAGGAAAAATATACAGTATATCTAATACTGAAATTTTTTCTAACCAAGCTGATATTGGGATTATACAAACGACTAATCCACTTGCGTTATCGGCAAGAAAACAAAGTCTTAGAAAGTTTTCGGTCAAATGGGATTTATTCAATGAATGTTGGGATATCGCTCAAGACACGGGAGTGTTGGTCATTCAAGATTTGAATTATCCTATTTACGAAATAACAACAAACAATCCTAATACAAGTGATATCAACGTAAAAATATTTAAAAAGCTGGACCTATTAGAGATATCTGCGAATATATCTAGTATAAAAAATAGTATGAATCTAAGTGAGATATATCAAATCATCACACCTTCTACTGTTAATATGAATTTATATCTAGCAGACAAGAACGACCCTGATAGATACATTGCTACTATTCCCATTGAACCAAATGATTTGGTCAAAAATGGTACTATTCAACTAAAATTGGATAATATCACAGACTATGTTAAATGGGAAGATGTTAGCATACATACACGAAAAGTTTTTAACGATTACAGCATTGAGTTTATTGATACTGTCATAACTAAAAAATCTATAAATAATAGACCATTACAGACTGCTGATTATGCTGAAGGTCACATAGAGATAAGTAATGTAGATGGCAAAGTTATAGTAACAAGTCACATCAACGAGACTAATTCTTACATGGTTTCTGGCAGAAATAACTTGATGTTTATGGTATCAGATGATATTATAGACAACATAGTGGGAGTATTTTATGTTTCCACTGGACAACTAATTAAAAAAGACATACTAAGTATAGACATAGACTTTGAATGGCCAGTCAATCCAGTGCTGACCTACAAGAACAAATATTTGAATGTTACAGTGGTAGGAGGAAACCAATGAGTAATATGGTTAGCGTCAATGAATTTGATATTATATTCATTAGCTACGATGAACCTAACGCAGATGAAAACTTTGCAGACTTACAGGATAAATGTCCATGGGCAAAACGCAGTCATGGAGTAGAAGGTAGTGATGCCGCTCACAAAGCTGCCGCGGAAATGTCGGACACTGATAGATTCATTACAATTGACGCGGATAATATTGTTCATGCTGATTTCTTTGATGTGGAGATTGACATGGATAAAATTGCCGATACTGATGTTATCAGTTGGGCAGGCAAGAACGAAATCAACGGTCTTGTTTATGGCAATGGCGGCATCAAATGCTGGCCAAAACCAGTGGTCATGAATATGAAAACACATGAAAACGCTGACCCTAATAACAAACGCGCACAAGTGGATTTCTGTTGGAACATCAACTATGTACAGATGAATAACATCTACTGTGATGTTATGAATAATGGTTCACCGTTGCAAGCATGGCGTGCAGGCTTCCGCGAAGGCGTAAAAATGGGACTGGTTGATGGTGATGTAGTTGACCCTAAAAACATTAAAAAAGTGCATGACAAAAACTTCAAACGACTTCTTACTTGGATGAGCGTCGGAGAAGATGTTACTAATGGAATATGGGGTGTATATGGCGCCAGACTAGGATGTTACATGACTAATATCAAGCGAGAAGATTGGGATTGGCGAAATGTCCGTGACTTTGAGTGGTTGACAAACTTTTTCAAAACAGAAGTATTCCCACAATTTGAAGTACAAGAAGGTGGCGAATTGTGTGTCCGCACCGGTATGCGATGGGACTACGATAAATTGAAAAAAGAAACCGACGAATTAGGCATTATTCTCCGTAGAGAGTTAGACCTTGAAATTGCTGATTTGGGCAAAGAAGGTTCTCGTTTCTTCAAAAAAGTATATATCAATCCTAGTCGTATGGGCGCACAAGTTCGCGAAGACCAAGTAGAAGATACTTTAGAGAAAGATTAATAATGGCAATAAAAGCAATACTAGCATGTGACGAAAGGGGAGGTGTCGGCAAAGACGGCACTCTACCTTGGCCAAATAACTCTAAAGACTTGAAATGGTTCAAAGATAACACAACAGGTCATGTAATCGTCATGGGTTCTTCTACATGGAATGACCCGCACATGCCATGTCCTATGCCTAACCGCATCAATGTAGTAGTAACTAATCAAGATGAATCTAACTTTGATTGTGATGGCATCTTGAAAGGTGACCTAAATCTTGCTACACTTAGACTACAAGATATGTACACTGATAAAGATATATGGTTAATCGGCGGCCCTAAGATTATTGAGCAAACACTAGGCATCATTGAAGAGTTCTACATTAGTCGCATTCCTGGCAACTATAGTTGTGATACATTCTTGCCACTAACAAAGATTAACACACTTTTTGAGCGTACATGGCAAGAAGTACACCCAGAAGTAACATTTGAGATATGGAAGAAGAAAAAATAAAAATTGGCACCTGGGTTGATGTACATGAGAATGACGAATATATTGGCTACGGTAAAGTAGCCAAAATAGAAAATATTCTACTTAAACGGTATCCATATTTGATCATATTTCAAAATAATAATCAAGCTCCGCGTGAACAATGGTTTGATGAAAACGAACTAACTATTATTCCAGACCAAGAAATGTTTATTAAATTACTAGCAGAGGACAAATGAAACAATATTTAGAAGCACTAGAGTATATTCTAGAAAACGGAGACAAACGTGAAGATAGAACGGGTACCGGAACTATTGGCGTTTTCGGTTATACTAGCCGTTATAATCTACGTGATAGTTTTCCTGCCGTAACAACAAAGAAACTAGCATGGCGCTCGGTAGTAAGCGAGCTACTATGGTTTCTAGAAGGCAGTGACGATGAACGCCGACTAGCAGAGATACTATATGAAGCACCACGCTCAGAGTTAATAGACAAGACTACTATTTGGACTGCTAATGCTGATGCTCAAGGTGTAGCATTGGGATACGAAAACAATGCGCTGGTAAAGAAACTAGGACCAGTGTATGGCGTACAATGGCGCAAATGGGAAACAATGCGTGATGTACATACATATGGTAATGACACATTGCTTGGCGTATCAGGACATGTTGACCAAATACAGAATCTTATTGACGGGCTAAAGAATGACCCATTCAGTCGCCGACATATTCTTAACGCATGGAATGCTGCGAAAGTAGATGAAATGGCACTACCGCCATGTCATACAATGGCACAGTTCTATGTTAATCGTAATAATCGTTTGAGTTGTCAACTGTATCAACGTTCGGCTGATATGTTCTTGGGTGTGCCATTTAACATAGCTTCATACGCATTGTTAACACATATCTTAGCACAACTAACAGGGTTAAAAGTGGGTGAGTTCGTACACACTATTGGTGACGCGCACATCTATAGTAATCATGTTGAGCAAGTACGAGAGCAACTAGAGCGTGAACCAGGTGAGCATCCGACGCTAGTGATGCCTGAGTTTGAAACATTGGAAGAGTTGCTTCAAACAAAAACTTCGCAATATATTCTAGAAGGATATAACCCGATGAATTCAATTAAAGCACCAATGGCGGTGTAGAAAAGGAATAATAAATGAGTAATATAGGTTTTATAGGTACAGGTAAATTGGGACTACCATGTGCTGAAGCAATTGCACAAAAAGGACACAATGTAGAAGGCTACGATGTACTGGAATGTCCTAGCGAATTTGTCAAACAAGTTGACACAATTGAACAACTAGTACAAAACAAAGACATTGTGTTTGTTGCTGTGCCAACGCCACATGACCCAGCATACGATGGTAACGCCCCTACAGCACACTTAGACCCAAAAGATTTTGGATATGACATTGTAAAAGAATGTATTACTGAAGCAAACAAATACATGACGCCAGGCCAGTTATTGGTTCTTATTTCTACTGTACTACCTGGCACAACACGCCGAGAGTTTGTTGACTTAGTAACTAACACACGATTTGTATACAATCCGTATCTAATTGCTATGGGGTCAGTAGCATGGGATATGGTTAATCCAGAAATGGTAATGATTGGCACAAAAGACGGCAGTGAAACAGGTGATGCGAAACAACTCATTGATTTTTACAAGACTGTGATGGAAAATGACCCTCGTTACATTGTAGGTACATGGGATGAATGCGAATGTATTAAGGTGTTCTATAACACATTCATTAGTGCTAAGATTGGTCTGGTAAACATGATTCAAGATGTAGCAGAGAAGCAAGGCAATATCAATGTTGATGTAGTTACTGACGCACTTGCAAATTCTACGATGCGTATCATGGGACCACAGTATATGACTGCTGGTATGGGCGATGGTGGTGCTTGTCACCCACGAGATAACATTGCATTACGCTACATGGCACAAGAATTAGATTTGGGTTATGATTTGTTTGATTCTATAATGAATGCTCGTGAAATACAGGCAGAGAATCTAGCAAAAGAATTAGTCAAACATGCTGAAGAAAATAATCTGCCAATATGGATTCATGGTAAAGCATACAAGCCTGGTGTGCCATATCTAGCAGGTAGTTACTCTATGTTGATTGGACATTATGTAGAACAAATGGGACACAGTGTACATTACATTGACCCTGAAACTGGCGATACTGAAGAGCCTAGTGGTCCTGCTGTATTTCTAATGGCGCATAGTGCGAGTACAACGTACAAGTACATGACAGAAGAAGGTGATGGCAACGATAAGTTGTATTGTGTTATTCCTGCTGGAAGTGTTGTAGTTGACCCTTGGCGTAAATTTAATTCAAATGATATCAGAGTGATTCATTATGGTAATACACGGGGAAGATAAATGGGATTTCCGCTGGTAATATGTAACAATAACGAATTTAATATAAAAGAATACGAAAATAACAAACATGCAGACTTTTGGTTCAACTTTAATAAGTTTAAAGTGTTCACTGTTCGTACAATAGATGAAATACCAGTCGGCGGTAAATATACTGTTTATCTTTCGGTGTACTCTGATTTTTACAATGAAGATTATTCTCCTAGATATAGTTGGATTGATGGTGCAAATGGAAGTGTTACTGGATATCATTTTACTATGCCAGAGAGAATCTGGAATGATAGTCATGCAGGATTGGTAACATGGATTGTTGAATGGAATACCGAATCTAATTTATGGGATAGAATAGATTTCCGTGGTATGCTTAACGCATTAAACATATCTCACATTCCAGAAAGATTGTGGTTCTTGACAGCAGCCGAAACTGATAATGGTTATAATCCTCGTATTAAAGATTATCTAGAAAATACAATCGGTATTCGTGTTTATCATTCTAATGGTCTGGATAAATTTTGTACAGCGGCTAGTTTGGGAGAAGATTATTATAGACATGTAGGACAAAAACTAGAATCTATATCTAAACGAACAATAACACCTTATAAGGCGGTGTGTTATAATCGTAGACCTAGGGAACACCGTGTATTGATGTTATCTCATATGAGAAACAGAGGATATATTGATCGTGTTATTCACAGTCTTGGTTTAGGTAATTTTGGTGTAAGCAATATTTCGAAGGAACATTTCCCCTATATGATTGATGATATGGAATTTTATACCAACCGTTCGCATGATATAAAACCACAAGAAGATGAGACCAACATTGATCTTGAAGTAAATCAGGCACATGCTGTGTGTTTTCCTCACGGACTAAAATCACAACTTCATATAGTTTCAGAATCGGTAACAACAGAACATACATTTATTACAGAAAAATCATACAAGCCATTTTTAATGATGCAACCATTTATACAGTATGGAAATGTTGACAATGTTAAAGCCATTAAAATGAGAGGATTTGATACATTTGATAAATGGATTGACCATAGTTACGATACCGAGAATGATGATATGCTTCGTCTTAAATACTTTTTTAAAGAGTTAGATAGACTTATGGCATTTTCAGATGTTCAATGGGCAGAAATGATGTACGACATGGCGGACACATTATGTTATAATGCAGAATTGGTAGAACGTGTTCAGCCTCATTTTCCTATTAAATATTTTATAAAAGAATTGATGGATTTTTATAACAGTTAATGAAAATAGACAATATAAACAATTACAATCTAGGCTGGCTTGTTGGTAACTTTGAGCCAGCCTTGTTACATTCCAGCGATATTGAAATAGGCATAAAGTATCTTCCCGTTAGTACTCATATTGAAAGACATTATCAAAAAGTAGCAACTGAATATAATTACATTGTTACTGGTAAAGTAAATGCCAATGGCAGTGAGCTAACCACAGGTGATATTTTTATCTATGAGCCTGGCGAAATAACAGAATTAAAGATATTAGACGATACAACTATATTGGTATTTAAAACTCCTAGCTTGGGTTATGATGATAAGGTAGTGTGTGATGATTAATGTATTACAACTTGCTGCTGGAAAAGGAAGTAGATTCAAAGATTATAGTGATGTGCCTAAACCATTTATTGAGGTAGATGGCGAACCTATGTTTTTGCGAGCATTTAAAAGTATGCATTTATCAAATGTACGCTATCATGTGTTGTTCCAAGAAGACCATATTGAAAAATATAATCCTGAGCAATATGTGCCTGATGCTATAATTCATAGCATAGACCATTACACAGATGGCGCAGCAACCAGTGCGTATAGCGTTATAGCTTATAGTCCATTTAAACATGAGCAATGGTTAATAATAGACTGCGATTTCATATTAGATACTAATGTTGAATTACCAAGTACTAGTGGAATAGTAGTACAGCATCATCCATGGGATATTAAAAGTAGTTACTCCTATATAGATAGTGATAATAAAATAAAGGCAGTTGCCGAAAAACAGACTATTAGTGAGTATAGAAATACGGGACACTATTTGTGGGAAACTGGAGAGTTATTTACCGAATGTTACGAATTTTATAAAAATAACAAGTTGACACAGATGAATGAATTTTATTTAAGTCCGTTGTACAATTACGCTATAAATAAAAGAAAAGATGTATTGCCTATATACATTGATAATTATGTTCCGATAGGAACACCGGCAGACTTAGAATCTTATAATGAAAAAAGAAACACTGATATTTGATTTAGACGGAACATTAGTTGATGCCAAGGAATTACATCATGTCAGTTTTGAGTGGGCTCTTCAACAACAAGATAAATCTTTTAAATTAACAGATGATAAACGAGTTCTAACCGAGGGATTGCCAACTCTGAATAAAGTTAAAGTTTTAAATCAATTTGGATATGATTTTGACGCAGAAAAAGTTTATTACGATAAACAAACACACACCGACTTGCATATTCATATGGTAAGTTGGAATAAAGGTCTGCCGTCTATCTTAAATAAATTAAGTGAAAAATACAACATGGCAATCGTTAGTAACGCAAGAGGACATTTTGTTTATAGTGTTGTTTCTTTAATGAATATAACTAAATTTGATTTAATTTTGCCTGCTAATTTTTTCCCAATGAATAATAGAAAACCATCGCCTTTTCCATTTAATACAGTAATACAGTCATTGGAAGTTGATCCAGAGTTTGTGACTATATATGAAGATAGCCCAACAGGCATAACCGCTGCCAAAAATAGTATAGCAAAAACTGTCATAGAAGTAAAGAATAGTGACGATACATATGCTCATCTAGAGAAACTATTATGAAAAAAATAGCACACAGAGGCAACTATGCTGGCATTCAACCAGATAGAGAAAATACAATAGAATATATTCAAGAAGCACTATCTCTGGGATACTGGGTAGAATGCGATATACAAACTACTCAAAATGGATTATATTTCGGCCATGATGAACCACAAGAACCATTAGATTATAAGATAGTGATGCACCCTCGTGTGATATGCCATGCTAAAGACACAAACGCATTAACACGATTATTAGATTTAGGAGCACATTGTTTTTGGCACGAAGAAGATAATGTCACATTAACTAGTCAAGGATACATCTGGTGTTATCCTGGTGTACATCCAAAACATGAATCGGCTATATGGTTAGACTTACAGGACAAAGCACTACCTGAAAATACATCTGGCATATGGGGAATATGCTCAGATAAATTTGAATGAAATGTTATTAATATTTGATTTTGATGGGACTCTAGTAGAATTAGAAGATATGCAAAACAGCGCCTATGACGCTGTTTTTCGTCATTACGACATAGAGTTTGATATTCGTGCTATTAAACCAGGAGTATCAATAACACAAAAAATGGATATGCTTGAAACGCTTGGATATTCTTTTGATAGAGAAGAGTTCCAACGTATGAGAGACGCATGGGTAGTTAATAATGTTGGGAACTATCTTTCTTATTCTGAGCCATTGCAATCATCTATTAAACAACTATCAAGAAAACATGTATTAGCAATAGCCACGAATGCTGGTAAAGAATATGTTATGCGGGCATTAGATATACTTGAAATATCACACTATTTTTCCAAAATAAATACATTTACCGACTATCCCGCTAAACCGAATCCAGAAATATTTCTTGATTGTATGCGAGCAACGGGATTCGCTAAAGATAATACTGTTATATTTGAAGATAGTCCAAGCGGTATCGCCGCCGCAGAAAAAACAGGCGCAACGATTGAAATAACAACAGGTGTGATAGATACACTCTGTAAAATGGCAAAATACAAATGATTTTTGATTGGAAACGAATAGAAAAAATAGCTAACTCCGCTAGATGGTCAGAAACAATGGCTAACTTTATTGTAGAGTTTCGCAAAGCTAAAACAGTTGGATATATAGCACACGGTGGCAATCTAGGAATAGCTGACCATGCAGCAATAGATGCTACACGCCACACCGAAAAAATGTGTTATGCTCCTGGTAGTGGCGTTGTCGCCACAAGTCTCTTCAATGACTGTGGTGATGATTGGCAAAAAAGCTGGATAGAACATACAAAACTTGATGCCTACATTATTATTACAACAACAGGAAAAGCCGAGAGCATTACTCGGGCAGTGACATATTTGGAAGATAACAATATTCCTCATTTAGTGATAACAGGAAGACCACACTTTGCACATGAAGTAGTTTTAGATTTAGAGTACTATCATGAAATGGAAGTAGCGGCATTGGCTACGACATACAATATATTAGATTTAGCAGGTTATACATGTCCGAAGATTCCTTAAAAATAGCGGCATTGCAAACAGCCCGAGCAGGCAGTAAAAGCATACCTAAAAAGAATCTACTTGAAGTAGCAATGCATCCTTTATTTGCACATAGTATTATGGCGGCAAACGAATGCGATAAGATACAATCGGTGTGGTGCTCAACAGACGATAATAAAATAAAAGAATATAGTGAGTTCTATAACTTTAATGTCATTGACAGACCGCCAGAGCTAGCAACAGATGTGTGCAGTCATCTAGATACTATTAGACATGGCATAGTAGAGATTGAAAATAAAATAGGCAGACAAGACGTTATTGTATTGTTATTAGGAAATGTATCGGGTGTAGACGCTGATGCATTAAGCGAAGCTATTGACATGCTAGAAGATTACGATAGTGTGGTATCTGTTAGTAAGTTTAATATGTTTAATCCATTCCGAGCAATGACAATATCTGATAACACATTAGAAACATTTATACCACAAGAAACTATTGTAAGTGAAATACAAGCCAACGACAAAAATAGTGCCGGTGATATTTACTACTGTAACGGCAACTTTTGGATTATGAAACGTGATGTTGTATTCCAAGATGACAATAAGTTGCCATTTCAGTGGCTAGGCAAACGCATTAGACCGTATGTACAAGATGTATTTTTAGAGTTAGATGCTCCATGGCAACAGGAATATGTTATGCGGTCTATAAAAAATAAAAAGACACAGTATAAATAAACATATATTCAAACTTTTATTCTAACAGGAACATAATCTATGATACGCTGGGGCATAACAGCTAACAGTCACGATGCAAGCGTGGCAGTATTCAGAGACACTGAGTTATTATTTGCGGCTCATAGTGAGCGCAGTAGCGGCAAGAAAAATGACGCATATTTAAATGATACAATAATTAATCAAGCATTAGAATTTGGCCAGCCAGATGAAATACACTGGTACGAAAATCATTGGCTAAAACGCTTACGCCAGCTTCGCTCTGGTCAATACAAATTAGCATTCAATAAACCTACACCAAGCGCAACACTGGAGCCGTATGGCATTCATCAAACAGATTGGTTAAGCGAATCTATCAGTGATGGCCCATTAGCTGGCTCACGATTCGTCAATCACAAACATCATAACACACATGCGGCTGCTGGTTGGTACACAGCTCCATTTGATAAGGGCGCAGTAATTGTTATTGATGCTATTGGCGAGTTTGAAACACTAACACTTTGGCAAGGCGAAGGAAATAAACTAACAAAAGTACGCAGTCAAGGATATCCACACAGCATAGGACTATGGTACTCAGCAATGACACAACGCTGTGGATTAAAACCCAATGAAGAAGAATACATTCTTATGGGCATGGCAGCAGTGGGAGACCCTAATAGATTCAAAGATAAGATATTTAATGACTTCTTTGAACCATTAGATTACACTGGTAAGTTTGAAGTAAAATTCAAGCATGATTTGCACCGTGGTTGTCGTTGGTGGGAACCAGAGTTGAACACAATGCAGGATATCGCAGACATTGCGGCAGGCACACAGGCAGTATATGAAATGGTATTTGAGCATCTATTAGTACAAGCTAATCTTATAACAGGTGAACATAATGTTGTACTAATGGGAGGATGTGCGTTAAACTGTGTAGCTAATGGCTTAGCAGGCAAACATTTTGACCGTGTATGGATTATGCCTAATCCGGGTGATGCGGGTTCATCTGTTGGTGCAGTGTTAGATGAGATACGAGTTAAAGTCCCATATACTACGCCGTATTTGGGATACGAGATTAAGGGTAAATATCCTGTCAAGGCAGCTATGAAAGAGTTGCTTGACGGTGGCATGGTAGGTGTCGCAAATGGTAAAGCTGAGTTCGGGCCCAGAGCACTTGGGAACCGTTCACTCATTGCGGACCCACGAGGACAGCACATGAAGGACAAGGTCAACTCTGTGAAGAGGCGCCAAGCATTCCGCCCATTTGCTCCGATGATTAAATTGGAGAAAGTACACGACTACTTTGAAATGCCACCTGGCTGCGAGGCCAGCCCTTATATGCAATTTGTTGGGTTATGTAAGTTCCCAGATGAATACCCAGCGATTACGCACTTAGACGGAACCAGTCGTGTTCAAACAGTGACACGAGAAGACCACCCAGAGTTGTACGAGTTACTAACTGTATGGGAAGAGGCGACTGGATGCCCAATACTACTTAATACGAGCCTTAATATAAAAGGCGAGCCTATGGTAGATAATGAGCAAGACGCTCAACGATGGCATGAAAAATATGGTGTGCCAGTTGTAATAAAGGATGACTGATATGTTTAACCCTATAAAGTGGATTAAAAAGAAAATCGCAGAATATAAGTATAAAAAGAAAATGAAAGAAAAACTTAAGAAACTACAGGAACAAGACCCTTACATTTACGATTGATTATGAAAATATTAATAATGGGATTGCCAGGCGCTGGTAAAACAACACTAGCAGAACCACTCGTAGAAGCATTAGACGCAGTATGGTTCAACGCAGACAAAATACGCGAAAAATACGATGATTGGGATTTCAGTGAAGAAGGCAGAATCCGTCAAGCTAATCGTATGAGAGATTTATGTGACGCAGTAGTAGCAAATGGAGGAATAGCAGTAGCAGACTTTGTTGCTCCTACACCACAATCAAGAAAAGACTTCAATCCAGACTTTTTAATATGGGTAGATACCATAGCAGAGAGTAGATACGAAGACACAAACAAAATATTTGTTGAACCAACCCGAAACGAAATAGATTGGATAGTTCGTGACTGGGATTGGGAAGTAGACGAAATCGTTCGTAAGATACGAAAACACGCTAAAGGTAAATAATATGTTTGATAAACTAAAAACTTTTTCACATTTGACTTTCAAGGATGGGCAAGTGACCGTCTTAAAGAAAGAAGCACATTAGATGGAGCAGTACTGGTAGTTGCTAGTTTAGCATTTTTGCTGTTTGAACCTATCGCAACAATCATAGCATACATTGCGCTTATCTATGGTATATGGACAATCATCAAAGAGGATTGGTAATGTTTGATTGGCAAAAACCCACAACACAAATGCTAGGCAGATGGCAACCATGGCACGCTGGACATACTGAGTTATTTGAACGAGCATTACTTGAAACAGGACAAGTGTGTATAATGGTTCGTGATGTAGGCGGTATAGTAGGCGCTGATGCTGGAGCTGGTAGAACCGCAGCACAGAATGATAATCCATTTAACTTTAAAGAAGTTAAAGCAGGTATCATTCATGGATTATGGGAAGCTGGCTATCGTGAAGGCGAGCATTATATTATCATACAGGTGCCTAACATAGTTGATATCAGTTATGGTCGTGGTGTAGGATATACATTCACAGAGCACGATTTAGGCGAAGAGATACATGCGATAAGTGCTACAAAGATTCGTGCTAAGATGCGAGAGGACGGCGTCCTAGACGCATATAACGATGAAAGACTGGTTACTATAAAAGACAAAGAAAATAAATAATAATATGTTCTTAGGTACCAATTTGACATATTGTATAAGTGATATTCTATCAGGTGAGATAGACCATTCTGATGTGTTTTGTATTGTCACTACAGAAATGGGTGACCTCAAAGACAAAGACGAAATACAAGACTGGTACGGTAGAAATGTCCATCGTGGAATATCTGCCAGTCAATACAACCGATTAGCTGAGTTTAGCATTAAAGAAACGCTTGACTTATACAATGAGCTAGTCTATAATGGTACAATAGTAAATAAACCATACGCAGTGGCATTCAATGACCGCGCACTAGGAATGAAGATAGGTGCGCCACATTGGTATTCATTGTGTATCATGCCAGATGATATGGTTCCAGCTGTGAAAGAAGCGTGGGACTACTTCAAATATATTGAAAAACTTACAAAGTAAGGTAACACATGAACTTTAAAATCCTGAATGAATTAGACCGTATTCTAAAGGCTAATCCATCTCTATTAAATGACAGAGAATCGTTTTGTCAAGTAATTAATGGAACATTTGATGTTGACCTTGATTTTTTGCCCGTTAATAATATTGCTATGACAGCCGCACTAATAAATGACCGAGTGTTAGAGTTATACTTTAGCAAAGTGTGGCAACCAGAAACCAAGAAATACAAATACAGTGGTCTAGCAATTATTGATGAAATCAATGCTATGAATCCATCAAGTGTTATTGATGTGGGTTGCGGCTATAACGAGTTTAAAGGCAAGATTCATAACTTAATAGGTATTGACCCGTACAACAATAGAGCAGATATGAAATGCGCTATTGAAGATTATACCACTGATGTACAACATGATGTGGCTATCTGCTTAGGCAGTATTAACTTTGGTAGTAGTGAGCGCATCATTAAAGAAATGACTAAAGTTGTTGAGTGTGTTAAATCAGGCGGCAAGTTATACTTCCGTGTAAATCCTGGATTACAACATGAAGCACCTGAAAGTCGCTGGATTAACTTCTATGACTGGGACCCTGTGTTTATCAGTAACATAGCACAGACGCTTGGTTGTAGTGTTGAAACTATCCGACAAGATGTTGGAAATCGTATTTACTTTGTGTTAAACAAAGATAAATAGAACTACAAACAAGATAGACTATCTTGGGATAACGACTGTTATCCATGAACAGAGTTGTTCTCCACTCAGAAAAAATAAACCTTTTAAATCTATAATGGAGAAATCTTAAATGAAAAAACTACTAACTGGCGCAGCGGTAGCGCTTGCAATTACCGCACAAACAGCATTTGCTGACTTTACTTTTATTGTTCCACAGAAGCCAGGTTCTGGTACATCTGTATGGACTGAGATTGTTGCTAAGGAACTAGAAAAGCACCTAGGCGAAAAGATTGTTATTCGTAACATTCCTGGTGCAAACGATATTCCAGGCTTCAACAAGTTCCACAACGATTACCAAGACGATGACAAAGTTGTAATGGTATCACACGGCGGTAACGGTGTGTCTTACCTAGTAGACGAAGTTGACTACGACTACTACCAGTATGACCCAATCGGCATGATGAACCTAACAATCATCAACGGTTATCGTGAAGAAATTGACCCATACAAAGATAAAATCATCTTTTCTGCTGGTTCTGGTATGAATCCAGATATGATGGCTCACATCCTACTAAAAGGTGGACCAGGTCTAACTATGGAACGTGCTAAAGAAATCTTTGCAAACGATTACGTGTTTGTTAAAGGCATGTCAGGTGGTGAGCGCCGTCTAGGTTACCAACGTGGTGAGCTAAACGTTACTCGTGAATCTACTGCGGCTTACAACAAATACTACACTGATGCTCCTTACTCAAAAGTATGGTTCTCACAAGGTGTCTACAACCTAGAGACTGGCGAAATTGACTCCGACCCTAACTGGCCGAACCAATCAATTCATGAAGTGTT